TCAATTCTTAAATCAGTTTTATTACCTAATTCACCGTTTGCGTATACGTCTATATAAAATTCATACTTGCCTTGAATACTGCTTATACGTTCTATACGTATGTCTAACTCAATATTATCAAATAATGATATTAAATCCTGTAATACAGTATAGACTGGGGTAATAGAAGTAATATTCATGCTTTTTCCTATATTTGCCAATGTAGGAGAAATATTTCCTACTTTAAAGTTTGTATCTTGCAAAATACTTGTAAGGCATGTCTCAATAGTACCTTCAATAGTAATAGGTCTAACATGATTTTGGTATAGTTCTAAAGTACATGGCACAGCATAGACGTTTCTTGTAACATATAGAATTCCTTCTGTATCTTTTATAGTTTCTATTTGAAACATTTTTAGTTTATTTCGCCAATAGAATACCATGAAATTTTTTTCTTCTAAAATTTCACTATTATTGCCATCTAAAATAATATCAAACTCATAAGTAAATGCACCTGTTTCTAGGTATTGAATAAATTTATCATTACTTATGTTTGATGTTTCTGTATCTATTGAGCCTATATTATATTTTTTATTATCTAAAATATATATTTGCATATTACTCAGCTCCAATCCATTTTTCTTGTATAATTCCACACGAATAAATATTCGTATCATTAGTAAATATTTTTATGGGATTTATACCTTTTTCTATATCAAAGAAATAACTACCTATATCCACAAGGTCATTTCTAAGTTCTTGATTGAGATATACATTTCTATTTTCAAAGTCTATATCAATAACATCACCCTCACGAAATTCGATTTTATTATTTACAGTTGTGTCAACCTTTGATATACCCTGTACCTTTAAGCTATTAAGTGCCATGTCAGTACACTTATCAATATTACCATATGTTCCCATGTATAAAATAAAGTATGATAGATTTTCTGTAGCTGTATTATTTATTGTTTTTGTAAATTTTTTATTAGCTATTATATTACCTTGATATAATTTGTTAATTGATACAGTCCATACATGATTGCCGTTACTATCTTTAACCCTAGAAATTGATATTTTGCCATAAAAATCATTCCAATTACCTAATACACCAGACATATAATTTGTAACTTTGACTTCGTTATTATTTATAGTAGTATAGTTATTCGGTTTTCTGACTTTTGTTTCATCTTGATATTCACATTTTAATCCAACATATACTTTTGGACAGTTATATTCAAAATATTCTTGGTCGTCACACATTTCAAATTTGAAAATCCTTTCGCCATTAACTCCCATTCCGTATAATTCAATAACTCCGGTTTTATCGTCCGCAGTTTCTTGTGGCGTATCATACGTAATCGTAATGACTGGGTCGTCTGTAAGTGGGTACAAATTACCTGTACAAATATAACCATCGTAACCTTTATAAGGTTCTGCAAGTTTGTAATAATTTCTTACAACGCCATCGCTACCTTTACTTGAATATGTTTTAGTTGAAATTATTCTAACAACTCCATTTTTAGGAACTACTATTAATGAAGTAGAATCCCATGAATATGAGGCTCTAATACTTGTAGGTTGTTTCGCTACGACATTTCTTTTTGTTGTAGTAATAGTTGTCGATACGGTTTTTGCCTTTGTATAATTTTTATTGCAATAGATAGAAGTTGCTCCATTATTAACTTCTGAGTCAGTAAACTTTAACCAACCATTTACTATATTAGCATTTTGTATTATATGACCTTTTTTTAGTGTATGCACGCACAAATAAGAAGTACCGGGCCCTGTTCTACATTTTAATGTTTTTGATTTAACTTCATATACAGTTTTAGTACCACCAGCATATACCGTTTCTTTATCAACTGGAACTACAGTCGGGTCGCCATTTACGCCGGTTGACTTCATTGTTAAATATGCCTCTACTTTAAAATCGTCTAATGGTGCAGTTAAATTTCTTCTTACTTGAACACCTTTCCATACATTTGTATCAGTAGAACTATTAGAAGGTAGAGTACCTATACATAATCCGGAGTTTTCATTTGTAACTGCTAAAGTTCCTCCACCGCTTCTATTACTATCAATAGGTACAGTAGAACTTACCCAATTTGATGTTGTTGTGCATGGGTCATTTAGTGCAGTTGAATATGGGTCTTTGCCTTCTAATTCTAAGCTTGGATAATCACCTACTAATAAAGTTTCTTTAGTAACTTGATTTTGTAATTGCAAGAAATTAGCATTACTTGAAAATACATTAGTAAAGAATGGTTTTGTTTCCACATCGCCAGTATTTTCAATATTCACTAATGTTTTATTCTCTTTATTATCTGTTACTTTTAAATCCACACTATAGAAGAATGGCATATAACATATTAAATGTGCCTTAGCTAATACATCTAATGCAGATTTAGGAGTTAAATCAATATCGTCTGAAATTATGCCATAAGAGAACTTAGTTTCATCAAATAATTTAACCTCTACTGGTACTTTTGAATAAAGTAAATTCTTTAAGTCTCTTATTTTGCTTTTCAAGTCTGCTTCGTCATCACCTGAAATAAGAATTGTTATATCATATTCAATAGGAGCATATTTGCTCCCATTGAATACTTCACCATCTCTAGACGCAATGTCTAAAGTTTCTATTTTCTTTTTCGGTAATAACACTCTTGTTATATTTGTAACTAAATATAATTCATTTATTTCACTTTTATTGAACATGAAATAATTTACCATTGTGTTATGCCCTCCAATCTATTTAATCTCATTGTTGTCGTGTCATTATGAGTTTTGACTGGTGCCGCTACTTTCTTACCTACAACTTCTTTATCCATTAGTATAGTTGAGTCTATATTACTTGCACCTGACACAAAACAATCTTTTATTTTATTATAGTCTATTTCTGTATTTTGTTGAGCAATAGTTCTCTCTAAACTTTGTATAGCGGCAACTGTACTATCATTTTGTACTATATTTTGAGTACTAACATCACCCGTATTAACAGATAGTGCTTGAGAAATATTTCCAAGTTTAGCAGTTTCTATTATTTGATTAGAAAAATCTCGAACCGCTTTTAATGTATCTTTACTTCCTAATTTTATACCTACGTCTATACCTTTAGGTAAATATTTACCTACTTCATCTCTCATAACTCCCGATGGTGAATGTATTTTAAATGAAGATTTAAACCCAGCTACTACACTACTAGCAAAACTACTTATTTGACTTCTTAGCCAACCGCCAGCTCCTTTTATACCATTCCATAAACCTTGAACTATTTGTCTACCTATTCCAGCTACTTGAGATGGAATACTTCTAAGTCCACTTAATATTCTATTTTTGAAATTATTAGCGGCTTGCATACCTTTGCTAGCAAATTGAGAAGCAAAATTAATTGCTCTTGAAATACAACTTGATAAATAATTCCATATTCTTCCAGGTAGTTGAGATAATGCACTTGATGCTCTACTCACAAATTGAGAACCCGCTTGCTGTGCTTTTGTCCACATTTGACTTGCCCATTGGCTAGCTCTATTATATGTTTGAGTTAACCAGTTACCAATTCTTGAAGGTAACTGAGTAAAGTAATTACTAGCACTTTCGATAAATCTTGAGCCAGCTTCTTGAGCTTTACCAGGTAATTGGCTAGCCCATTCTGTAACTCTGTTATATGTGTCAGTTAACCATTGACCTATTATGCTAGGTAATTGTGAGAACCATTGACCTATTTGTGTAAAATATGTAGGTACAGTTTGAGTAATGAAATTCCAAGCATTTACTATACCACTTGCTATTACACCTCCTACAACTCCTATCGCAGTTCCTATCATACTAGGTAGGTTATTGAAAAAATCACCTATCGCACTTAGTGCATTTGATAATATAGACATTATAGAAGAACCTAATTGACTGAACCAACTTGTAATTGAATTCCATGCAGATGATAGTGCATTCGTAATACCTTCGCCTATACTTCTGAATATATCAACTACAAATGTTCCTAAGTCTTGTAATACATTAAGTACATTTTCTCCTAAATGTGAAAATAGAGTCTGTACGCCTTGCAGTGCGCCTTCAAAGTCACCTGAGAATAAATCCTTCAAAATAGAACCTACGTCTCTCCAATAGTCGAGTATAAGGTCAAAACCGTCTTTAAATACTGCGTATAAATCGACCATTGCATCTCCAAATGCACCTGATATTGAATATCCCCAATTTATAATTGGGTCAAATAATGTATTCAGTCCACTCATGAATACATCTTGTAGTGCTTGCATGGCATTTTGTGCTATTTGACCTAAACCGTCAAATATTTTATTAATTGCATCTTGCAATTTTTCTCCCATTTGTGCAAAGTCTTCAGGTATTTTATCAAAGTTACCTGTGAATATGTCTACAAATATATCTTTTATTCCACCTAATAACGCTTGAATAATATTTACAAAACCTGATATAACATTTCCAAGACCTTTAAAAACTCCTGCTAATGCCGGTGAAAAACTTTGAACTGCCATTAAGAAGTCTTTCCATAACTTAATCCAAAATGCTCTAAAGGCTTCGCAATGATTCCATAAATAAGTGAAACTTGCAACTAATGCCACGATAGCCGCTATTACAAGTACTATTGGATTTGCAAGTAGGAACGCCCACAATGATTGAAGTGCTGGAATTACTGTTCCAGTTATAACACTTACAACTCGAGTACAAGCTGTTCGAACTCCGTTGAGTGCGGTAGAGAATATTCGTGCAAATCCGCCTGCTTGTCTGAATGCTCTAAATCTATTAATAACTTCAACACATTTTTCTGCTTTTGTCATTACTGTACCTATTATTACTAATAGTGGACCTAATACTGCAAGTATGCCTGCTATACTCATTATGACTATCATTATAGGTTGTGGAATTTTTGAAAAACCTTGTGCTAATTTTGTAATTCCTTGAACTATTAATCTCAGTACTGGGTCTAATTTTTCCATCATTGTCAAATAACATTCTTCAATAGCAGAATTCATAGACTTCAAGTCACCTTCTAAGTTGTCATTCATAGTTTTAGCCATTTCTTCAGCTGACCCTTTACTACCTCTCAATGCTTTTTCAAAGTCTTTTACATTTCCGCTACCTGTATTTAATAGTATGTTTAATGCTTTTATTGAGTCAGCAGTAAATGTTCCCATTAAGGCGGCATTCTTTTGTGCATCTCCCATTCCATTAGTAGCTTTTTCTACATCACCTAATATATCGGTCATGTCTCGGAAATTACCATTTGAATCTTGTACCGATACAGCTGTTTTTCCTATTTGTATTTTTCCGTCTTTCATTTTTTGGGTAATATCACGCATCATCGCAGTTAATGCAGTACCTGCTTCAGAACCTTTTAACCCTTGGTCTGATAGTTTTCCTATTAAAGCTGTTGTTTGTTCTATATCTAAACCAAAAGCATGTGCATTAGCCGCACAATTCTTGAACGCTTCACCTAAACCGGCAGTTGTTGTATTAGAATGAGCTTGTGCGTATGCAAGTACATCGGCCATTCGTCCTGCTTGGTCAGCACCTTGACCAAAAGCTGATAGATAATCGGTAACCATATCTGATGCATCTGCAAGCTCCATACCTGACGCCGCAGCCAAGTTTAAGACTCCTGGTAAACCTTTCATTGATTCTTTAGAATTCCAACCTGCAAGCGCCATGTAACCAAGTGCGTCTGCCGCCTCTGAAGCACTAAATTGAGTAGTAGCTCCCATTTCTCTAGCTAAATTAGTAAGGTCTTGTAAATCTTTTCCAGTTGCACCAGACAATGCTTGAACATTAGACATAGAAGACTGGAATGCTTTATTTACATCATATGCGGATTTTGCAATTCCTGCTACTGGAACTGTAACTGCTGCAGTTAACCCTGCTCCTATACCCTGTAATCTCCTACCTGCATTCGCAACTCTATCAAAACCTGAACTTGCATTTTCTAATTGTTGCTGAGCTTGTTGCACTCCATTTTGAAATTGATTGACATCGAGGTTAAGGTGGGCGACAATAGTACCTAAATCTGTTCCTGCCATATATATTCACCTCCATATATAATAAAAAGGCTACAAGGCTTAAATAGCCTCATAGCCTTATTTTTCTTTACCTAATAATAATTCTAAACCTGGATTATTATGTTTAGATTTTGTTTTCCTATCTTCTTCAAATATTGGTTTTTGAATATGTCCGTCTTTGTCAGGTTGCATTTTACTATATAAATAGGTGCATGCTTCATCAAAACAATATCTTGTGTATGGGTCATCTTTACTCAACCCTATTACATCACTTGGCAGAGCATTAAAAGTTTTTGCTATAGAAATAACATCTAATACTTTTTTACTCTGCATCAATGGGCATAACTTTTTTTACTCCACCTGACGCCTGTTCAAATATAGTTTGTATTTGTTCTTGAGTCAATACATCTTCTATATCATCATATTTAGGTTCGACTAATGCTTCTTTAGCTATTAGTTTCATCATATTCACTAATTCTTTTAGTCTGTCTGGGTCATCTAATATTTCTTTTGTGTTCACCTCAGGTTGTTTGTCTTTATCCAGTTGAACTGTTTTAGAGTCAAACATATCTGACACTATTTTTAATAATGAATTTGGCAACTTGCCATTAATTAACATATCGGGAACTGAGACAGATTTTATCATTACCTCGAAACATTCGTCATCTGTAAACCCAGGTATTGTTATTATTCTAGTTGCTTTTTTTCTAAATTGTTCAGCGCTTATTACTTTACTCATTTTTAATATACCTCCTAATTTTATTCTACTGTAGGTTTAGCCTCATCTTGTACTTCTAAATTCTGAGCTGAGGCATTAGCTGGGTAAACTATCAACCCATGCTATTGATTTTATAGGTAAACTAGCTTTAGTGTTTTCTCTAGCTTTTATTGAGAACTCAGGTGCATAGAATTCTGAACCTACTGTCATGTCTGGGAATTTACCTAAACATTTATTTAATGTTATTTTACAATAGTTTTTAATACTATCTCCTTCATAGTTAGCTACATATATTTCTGCCATGAAAGGTTTACCTGTATTACCTTGATTCATCATTGGAGTCTGTAAATCATTTTCCCCTGCACCTGTTCCAGTTGCTTTTACATAACCTGCAACTAATTGAGCAGCTTTTATATCGAATGTATTATCGGTAAATGTAAAATCATAACCATATAATAAGTCGTCTTCTCTAACAACTGCTAATATACTTGTAGCATTTCTTAATATTTCCTCTGCTCCTTCAGATATAACTGCAGCAAGTTTTGCTTCTTTAGCAGTTTTTATTGTAGTTTTTATTGCAGTATCTCCAGTTGCGGGTTTACCTGTTGATGGGTCAAGTTCAGTTAAATCTACTCTCTCTATATTATATAAAATTTCCATTTGTTAACCTCCTTTAGTTAGCATTTTTTATGCCGAATGTTTTTGGAGTTCTTATTTGAATACTTGAAGAAAATGCTTGATATTGTCTGTCAAAATATTCTGCTCCACCTCCATATACTAGCTCGGCAGTAGTATTTTCAAGTTGTTTTATAATTAATTGTATTAATTCATCAACTCTCAATGGACTTCGTTTTGAATAAACTTCTATAGTCCAACTATCCCAACCTGCGTTGCTATTTGATACAGCAACTAAATCTATATTCTTCCTAAGAATACAACAATCTTTTTCGATAGTGCTTACATCAAATCCAACTGAGTAGGTTGGAATTATTTTATTCAGTTGTTCATGTAATGTACTTCTAATCATCGTATCCTCCTATAATCTTATATGTTTAACTGCGTCTAAAAATTCAGGTAACATAGCATCTCTTGAATTTTTTAGTATTGCATACTTTTCATTATTGCATAACTCTAAATAAATACCATATTCCATTTGATGAAATATTGATATTGTTAACCCATTTTCATTTATTTCAGAATTGTATTTTAATCTTTGTCTCGCATCTCCTGTTCTATCTGTCCAAGGAGCATTTTCTTGAGCATATTCTTGTATTTTTTGACCTGTAGCTTGACCTAATACTTGTAATTGAGTCTTTAAGCGTTCTGACATTTCACCAAGATTTTGAGCAACTATTCTATCGTCTACTGTAACACTAACGTTCATATTTAACACCTCGTACTGACACTTGATATAATAAACCTACTTCTAATATATCGACTGGCATGTCTAATATATACTTTATATTATTTATAACAACATAGTCGCCGGGTTCTATTGAGTATCGTGAGTCTTGGAAATATGCATAATATAAAGTTCCATTAATTGAGTATTGATGAAATTGTTGTTCTTGTTGCGCATTAGAATTTGAACTTTTAGAGTTATCTAATACTCCCATTATCTTGGTTACTAATGAGGTAGATTTATAAGTTTGTACTCCTACTTCACTCTCATAGGTATCTCTATATACATCAAGTTCTACTCCATATTTTTCAATAGTGGCTTGGATTTTTGGTAGCAGTTTTTTATAATTATAACTCATCTGAACGCCTCATTGCCAATCCGGTTAAGCCTTCTTCGTTTTGTTCTCTCATAAATTTTCTATAAAATCCATCAGCCATTTTTAACCAAAATTCATTTGTATTATTTTCTATTGATATTGGACCTATTGTAATATTTTCAGAAGACGCTTTCATTAAGCACCCATAATAACAAGCTTCATTAATATTATCATAAGTACTTGCTAACATTTGTAGTTGTGCTTCTGTTAGCATTGGGTTACTATCTTCCATTAACATGGTTTTTATTACTTCTACATTTAATGCCATTTACTCACCTCCGAATATTATAAAAGCCAAGGGAATTAATGGCAACCTCATTCCCTCCCTCGGCATGTATATTAAAAATGAGCAAACTATTTTATTTCTGTAGTAGCATCAGTTGATACTACAGTAACATCAGCTACTGCGCAATCGTCTATTGTTTCGAATGAAGGTATCATAACTGAAGAAACTACTGTTACAACTTGAACTGGATGTCTTTCTTTGTAAGTAGTTATTGCAGTTCCGTTGTTAACTATTGACACCTGAGCATCAGAACCTGTCATAAGGTCACTTTCTTCAGGTGTTGTACCATACCATGTAGAACCTAATGAAGCTCTAGGTGGTAATACTACAACTTTACCGTCAGGTATTAGATTTACTGGAGTTCCAGTTGCTATACCTGTATCATGTGATAATGTTGTTATTTTCTTAGTGTATACAAATATAGTGCAACCTGTAGTTGTTTCTATAAATGATTTTGCTTGAGCATCAGACACGAAATAGTTCAATGCTGAATCGTCTGGGTACATCATTTTGTGAACTTTAGGAGAACGCACCATATTTAAGAATGTATTTCTATTCATAACAAGTCTAGTTGGTCTAATGCCTCTTAATGTTTCCATATAATCACACCAAGCAATTATATCTCTTACAGGGTCAGCGGTATCATTTGCTTCACCCCAAGCTGCTTGACCTTTTTTGCATTTGAATAAATTTTGTTGTCCATAGTCATATACATATTTAACTCTACCGTCAGCAGAAGTTACGTCTATTTTACCACTTGTTAGTAATTGACATCTCATGTACTCACCTTGTACTCTAACACCTTCTACTAATCTAGAAACTTCGTCAAATATGTTTCTTATTATTGGCATTGCCATTTGTTGTTCAGGGTTGTTTAATAACATATTTAATTGCTGTCTATCTTTTTCACCTATTCTTGTAGCTTCTCTGAAGAATGCCATTTCAGTTGCTACGCCTTCAAATCCAGTTTTTTCTCTTAATCTTGCTTTAACATCATATTCACTAGGTTGTATTGCTACTGGTAAACCATTAGCTCCTTTTAACCAAGATATATCTGTACCCAGTTGTCTTTGAGCTGGGAATAATGTTTCTGCAAAATAAGGGACTTTATTTTCAGGTTTTTCTGTAACATAAGCAGCTATGTCAGTTGCGTTTATATAATCGAATAAATTTTTTATTACTGCCATTTAAATTCCCTCCTTATTATTTATTTACTATGCATATCATAGCATTATCTAAATTAGCTTTTTCTGAACCGAATAATCTATCAGCTCTTACAAATCCATGTACTAATATAGATGCATTTATAACTGGGTCAGTTGTTTCATCATATTTTTTATAATCAATAGTGTTAAATAAAACTGCATTAGGTTTTACTGCAGTAACTGAAGCTGAACCTGCTACTGGTGCAGTTACTTTTCCATCTCCGTCTATATGAACAGCTAACCCTCTTGGTAATACTTTTGTTGAGTCAGTATATACATTTGCTAATTTTTGTTGTTCAGGTTTTGACATTGATGCATATAATTTTGCCAATTCTGCGAATTCTATTTTTCCAGGTAGATTTACATAATGGTCTGGAAATGCTAAGAATTGAGGTTCTGGCGCTAAATATTGTCTAGTTTGTAATTTTGGCATTTTTATTCCTCCTTAATTAATTTACTAATTATCACCGAAGAAATACTCAGGTCCTACTTTTTGACCTTCTTCTGCCTTCGGTACTCCATTTTGATGTGCTAGCATTTTACCGAAATCTCCAGGTTGTGCTGTCTGTGAATTGAATACAAAGCCACTAGCTTGTTTACCTGGCACACCTGTACCATTGAATGGATTTTTTCCATTTTGTTGTTGAGGTTCAGGTTCACTAGCTTCAAATAGGTATGCTTTTTCTTTTTTCAAGTTTTCAACTTGTTCTTTAATACCTATTACCTCTCCATTTTCTCCAATAGAGATTTTACCCATGTCTAAAAAGCCTTTTAAGTCTTTAGCATCATGGGCTTTATTTTCTACTGCACATAATTGTAATGCGCTATCTATTTGACTATCTTTTAATGCTTTCTTATAATTATCTAAGTCTGTTTGTAGACTTTGAATTGTCTCTTTAGCTTTATCATCATCTTTGACCTGAGCTTCAAGAGTTTTTATTGATGCATTCAATGTTGTTATTGTTTGAGTTGCGGTATTGAGTTCTCCAATTTTTGCATCTAATCTAGATTTAGGTACAAATATATTTTTCTCACCGTCATCAATGAATAACTTACATTTTGCATCTTTTAAGTTATCAGATATAATTTTGGCAACGGCATCTGCGTTGTCTACTCCTTGCAAGAAATCTTTAATATCTTTACTCATTTTTTAATACCTCCTTATACGATTCTTTTGAATAGAGAAAAGTAACTATATAACACGATACAAGGGAATTTTAAGTGACCCAGGTTCACTACTATTTATATTATATATTAAATACCTAAGTTTGTTAACTAAACATAAAAATAGCTAGATACTATTGAGTACCTAGCTATAATAATTAATATAGAACATCGTCATCAAGTGGATAATAATATTCTACTGGTTTATTATTTATAATGCATTTATTTATTATATTTACTATTTCTTGTTCTGTAAAACTATATTGCATTAATGGAAATATGTCGTCAAAGTTTTCTGCATATTGTTCTAATTTTTCCTCAGTTTGTTTTCTCATTTTATTTCACCTCTTTTAATTTTTTCAATTATTTCTTCAACTGTCTTCTCTACATATGCTTTACCACCTGGCAAGTATTTTTCAATATATTTAGATTGATAATGTATACCATAACTTTGAAGTATATCTGCCCATGCTTCTGAACATACTTCAGCTTCTTTATCCCTTCTAGTCCAATAACTTTTGGCATGACCCCAACGTCCTACAACTGCATTACCTGTTACACCGCCATATATATCAGACACACCTGCTATCGCATCAGTCGCACCATTCAATTCGTTGGTAACTAATTTCTTTGCTTCTGTTTTATTTATTTTTACCCTTGAGTTCTTTTGCTGATATTTAATTCTATCCTCTACATCTTGTTTTAATATTTTATACATTTCCTCCTTCACACTATTAGTTACTGTACCCCCTGTTTCTGAACTAACATGCCTATCTATCATATGCCCCCATTCATGGAATACAGTTCCATACGGTCCTCTATTATCATTATTTGTTTTCTTGACTGAGAAATGAATTGAGTCTGTCATAGGACTATAAAATGCTCCGTCAGGTGTATAATTCATTTTTAAATCTTTTGCTGTATGCAAATATAAATCTTGAATAGAAGCTGGATATTTTCTCAAAGTACCAATAATGCCTTTTACAGTTGTTTTCGCATACGGCTTAATCATGTTGTCTTTATTTTTATTATTAACAAGTTCAGTCTCTAACATACTTGATATTCCGTCTAATAAATGTGTTTCTAATTCTTGATATTTTTGTTCTCTTTGTTCTTCAGTATATAAATGTCCTTTTGGTATTGTAGGTTTAGGTGTTGTAGGTTGTTGTGGTTTAGGTTGAGGTTTAGGTTCAACTCTCAATGGATAAGATTTGCCGGTCCATTGTTCCATAACTCCACTATTAGGTTTGCCATCAAAATAATCATTCATATCGTCGACCATATCAGCTAATGACATTTCTGTCTTACCGTCTTTACTCATTACAGGAGATAACCAACATAGCCCATTCGGGTGGTCTAAAGGAGCTTCATGTATTGGGAATATTTTGCCATCTCTGTCTCTACATATAGAACAAGTTCTACTGCCGGCATGTCCAGTATGATATTTAACAAATTTATTATATGGGTTAACCGTATCGGAATTCATAACTGTTAATTGTGCCATGTGAGTATTTGTTGTTCTCATTAATCTTAATGCCTCATAGTCAAGTCCACCAGTTCCATATTTGTTAGCATATTTATCTCCTAACTTTTCTCGTATTTTATTTTTATCCCATGTATGATGTCCGCTTTTAGCAAATTGAGAAATTATTTTTGATGCCTCTGCTGAACTAATACCTCTAGCTAAACAACTTGTAATTACATCTTCAATTTTACGTCCAGACGCATTTGTAGCACTCCATAGTCTACTGTCTAAACCTACTCCGTCTTTATATATTTCGCCTTTTATCATTTGTTCAACTATGTTCCTACTTGTAACATCAATATTTTTATTTATTTTATCTATAACATCTTTATTGTTTGTTATATCCTTCATTACTTTAGCATATTGATTTAAAATTCTTTTAGGTATTTCTTCATTACATATTAAAGACTGTTTCTGTAAAGTTGAGTAAAGTTGATTAATATAAGCTAATTTACATTGTGTTAAATTAGGTTGAGAAGGGGTTTTACCCTTCTCAAGTTGTTTTAAATAATCTGAAAATGCATCATCGAAAGCCATTGTATAAGCTCGCATAATGTCTCGTTCTTGTGATTCTGACGCATCTCTCGCTATTCTACGTGCCGCTCTATCTATGGTTAATAGATACATATTCGGATTTGGCGTAGACATAATCTCTCACGTCTCCCTCCTTTAATAAATATTTTTCTCTTAGTAATAATTCGTAGCTTTTATTTCTAGATATCATTGAGTCCACTTCTTTTTTAAGTTTGACAATTTTAGTTTGCCATCTCTTTACCACATCTTGTGGAATACTTCTATTATTCATGTCGTAAAATTGATAGTCATTACCTTGAGATTTAACTGCTTGTTGTAATTCGTGTTGCTTTTCTTGTAGTCTGTTTATCATAGCTCTGAGTTTATTATCTGATATCACTGTAACATATATAGCTCCACAATGTTTACATTCAAACCCTTCAACTCTTAATTTTGTTTTACTGTCATAATATAACTCTTTTGTCATAACTTTTAATTTTGTAGCACAATTATCGCATACCACCTCGACTTGGTGATGCATTTTCTCTCTTTCCATTCTGCTCATTTCTAATACCTCCTTAAAAATTTATTGGCAAGTATTATATACTATTTTTTACTGTTTTTGTTATTGTCTTCTCCTTTATTATTTTTGTCATCTTCTTCGCCTTCGTCATTCTCTTCGTCTTCTTCATTTTGTTCAGTATTACTATTAGGTTCAAATCCACCCATCATCATATTTTGCATATTTTGAATTTGTTCTTGTTCCTCCATAATGCGTTCAAATTCTGCATCTGCGTCTTCTGAATTACCATATTCTTCAATATATGATTTATGAGAACGCACATTAGCTTCTACTTCTTGTATAGCTATAGTTCTTACAGATTCGTCATCGTCTGGTATTGGGTAATTATGAGTCCATAGAGTTGTTGTTTCTAATGATAATGTTTCACTTCCTAATACTTCTTTGAATAGTCCAAAACCTGCATACACTTCGAACATATGAACTATCCATATTAATACTTCGTCCCATGTTCTCCATTTTTCCTCACATCTAGTTATTAAGTCATAATAAACCATTTTCAATGCTTTAGCACTAGGTATATTAAGTAGTGCCTCCGGCATAGGTTGTTCCATAAGTTCATACATATCCTTTTTTAATTGAGTTAGATAACTATCAACTGCTCCTTGAAAACTAAATGTACTAGATAGTGTACCAAACTTAGCAACTGAATTACTTCCAGTACCGTCTCCTAATGTTGGGTCAGATTTTAGGTCTATAATTGTATTAGGTGCTATTTTTATATTCTCTAATGAACTTGATTTAACATCTGTAAATACAGGTTGTTCAAACATCTTAAATCTTAATGCGTCACGATAGTCTGACATTGTTTTGTTGTAGTCCATTGCCATGTCCATTAGGTCTTTAACATCAGAATGACCTCTAATATCTCCAGTTAACCCATCATTTAATATTACTTTACATGGTAATTCCTCTAGTCCAGTATTCCATTCTTGCTTTAATTCGACTGCTTGAATTGTGTCCTCGTCTTCATTATCGCCGACATTATTTGTAACAGTTGTAAAAGCTGTTATATTTGCTCCGTCAACTATTTTATATGTCGCCCAACAGTAGCCATCGTCTCTCATTTCATAAGTCCACTTATGCCAACGTTGGTCTCTTTGTATTTTACCTATTGTTGATTTATCTTGGTATGCAATTTCTACTTTTTTAAGTACATCAACATCATTTTCATCATATTCATATATAAACTCGGGCATTGTATAAAATCTAAATTTTATTTCTCCAGTGGGCACTCCTAATTGGTCTACATCAGCAAGCATACAAAGTAATACTCTTTTTCCTATTGTGCAATCCATGAATGCTTTTCCGAATTTATTCCAAAACTTCGTATCTCTTAGTATATGTTCAATGCAAGCTCTTTTAGTGTCTATTGAGTCTCTATTTATACTATCGTCATAACTACTCAATACAAGTGTAGGTGGAACTGAAGTCATAAATCTACCTTGTTTATTTAATAATTTTTTAGTTAAATTTCTTATTTCTCTTGTAGGAGTATAATCGCCTACTCTAACTCCCCATAATTGACCTTTACTAGATTCATAATCTTCCTCTTTAGCCCATGCACGACCTTCATAAAATTCATAATAAGCTTGAACCTCCGGCAACTCTTTTCTAAATTCTAAATCATTAGCAAACAGACCAAGAAGACTATTTGTAAAATCTTTATAATCACTCATTAATATGCTCCTTCCTTTTCTAATATTGTAATTTCTTTATCAAGTGTTCCATTTAATATGGAATCTGTCATTATTGCATATCTAATCTTGTCCATGGCGTGGTCGTCAATCTTTATGACTTCTTCTACGCCTTTATCCAGTTTATCACTATCCCATGCATAAGTTGTAAATTCTTCAATATCTTTAATGCAACTTGGGTCTAATGTAAATTTTCTCTCATTGAGTAAAAAAGATACAACTTGTATACCTAAGTCTACTCTATTTTTAGCAGGTAATATATCAATTCCATGTCGTGCAAAATATGGGTCTTTTCTTAGTTCTACTATCATTGGAGCTGCCGATGGGTCTAATACTACATATTCCGGCATTACTAAATTATCTGCTAAAAACTTTTTTAAATCATCTGCATATTCCTTTGTAGTTTTCTGACCTTCGTCTCTACCGCTATGATAATAACTAGCTATTTGGTGGTAACGTCTTTCAGGTGCATAATATCCAAATATGCCAAATGTAGTAGCATTCTGAATACCAAAGTCACCTGCTACAAATATTCTAGTCCAGTTTCTCCTTAACTCAATAGCATGTATGTCTGGGTCAAACATTGGGTAAACTATGCCATCAGCGGCTACCCATAGTCCTAATATATATCGCTTATAGAAAACTCCAGTATATAATGCTTTGTATCTATTTTTAACTTCTTCACTTAATGATGGGTTATCGTCCATTGTGAAATGTAAATACAATACTTTCTTTTCAGTAACTTTATTAATCCATTCCTTCTTGAACCAATGGAACGGTGAGTTCGGGTTACATGAAAACCAAAACTTAGCACCTTCAACTGAACATCTAGCTGTTGCTTGATTAACAAATGATTGAGGCATAAGTGCAACCTCGTCGAAGAATACGCCAGCTAAAGTAATACCTTGTATAAGGTCTTGTGAACTCTCATCTTTTCCACCGAATATATAATAGTAGTTAGTTACTTTCTTTTTAGTTTCTTTGTCTATAGCTCCTATACATAAACAACCTTCATTTCTTGCGTCCTCAATAACATAACCTGTTGATTTTAACATTTGTTTTAACGGGCCTATTACATTACGTCTAAGACCTCCAACTGTTTTACCACACAAAGCAAAGTTCTTGCCATCAAATGTACTCATACTCCATAATACAAATGATAGTGCTTCAGATACTGTTTTTCCACTTCTTACAGCGCCATCACATATTATTGCATCAAAGTCTTTGTATCTACTAGTAGGAGTCCACCAACTCATAACAATACTTTGTTTTGTACTAAAAGGTACAAAGTCAAATGGTACAATTCTATCTTTTAATTTTGGCATTATTCATCACCTATTCCTGCGTTAACTGCCGCAAGTCCTAATGCTTTCATTAAGCCACTTGTGTCGACAGTCATGTTGTCGTCTTCTCCTAATAGTTTTTTCTGTAATTCATATTTACCTTTATCAATTTCTAGTCTTTGTTTTCTCATTTCAATGTCAATTTGTACTTCTTTACTTAATAGACCAGATGTAAATTGTTGACCTTGTTGTGCTTTAGTTATTATGTCGGCTAATTGATTTAATTTATAAACATCATATTGACCTCCTTTTGTAATTCCTTCTCCAGTTTCTAGCATATGAGTTGCTTTATTATATAGTTCTTGCCATAGCGCATGGTATTGTAAATTAATATCAACTCCTGCCTCTAAATATACATCATAGGTTTGTTTGTCTATATCGTCTTTTAATGTAGCTATTATTTTTTCTTTTTCTTCCTTCCATTTCTCTTTACTAGATAAACATCTAACCGTTTGATAACTAATGTTAAATTCTTTTGCTAAATCTTGTAAACTCACATCTTCATAAATATATTTATTCTTTATTATTTTATTTCGTTGAGTTACTGACATTTTAACTCCGTTTACATTACATATGCTGTTCCAGTTACTTTTCTTTGCTGTCATTTTTGACCTCCTTTTAAGTTTATTTCGATTTTACTTTAATAAATAAACCGTTAAAAGTGTTTTGCCGGCGGTTTTTTGACACCGCAGTTAATTTATTAAATAAAATCGTATGTTTTACTTTATTTCCTTACATTCTGAGGGGTATTTCTGTACCCTTTTGAGCCTTGAAAACTATGTAATTTGCTCTCCAATTTGTTCGAATACTTCTCATCATTACTTAATCTAAGCAAACTAATGATGAAATACTTGTTAACATTGGTCGGCACTTTGTTTTTTCTAATACAATCACATAAGTATTCAGCTTGTTTTAATGTCTTAATATGCGTATGTCCTTTGCTCCATTCTTTACTGGTATTATAAACTATATATCTTTCTTCTTTACTTGAATATAGTATTACCAATGGTTTTAATTCTTTTACTATTCTAGACATTAGCTAATAGCTCCTCTCCGTTTTAATTATATTATATTCCAGTTATGCGGGTTTGTTTATTTATGTGTTATGTTTGTTAATGCTTTGTTATTGGATTGTTAATGGTTATATAGGTATTTGTTGTATATATACTTTTTATATTTAGACTATACATTTCACCCACACCCGCCAAACTTTTTGAGTACATTTATACAATAAAAAAGAGTAGATATTTCTCTATCTACTCTTTGTATTTACTTAAAATAGTTTCTTCTGTTTATTACCTAATGCAGCAGCTTTCATTCTATCTTTAGCAATATTAAAGTATTTTTCATCTATTTCTATGCCAATAAATTTTCTAGTAGTGTTTAAGCAAGCAACTCCTGTACTACCGCTGCCCATAGTAAAATCTAATACTAAATCATTTTCATTTGTATATGTTTTAATTAAATATTCTAATAAATCTACTGGTTTTTGAGTTGGATGCACACTTCCTTTTCTTATCTTATCAAATTCGATTAATGTAGTTGGGTTTTTATATTCATATGTCTTTTTATACTCTTTTCCTTCGCCCATACATTTAAAACCACTATAAACACCTGCTTGAATAGTGTTGCCTCCACTTTTTATAGGTTTTTTTCTTTTAATCATCTGTGGATTATATATTGTTTTTTCTCCATTTTTAGTAAATACACATATGTCTTCAGTTTGTTGCATTGGTCTATATTTTGCATATCCCATACCACTTGGGATTTTTTTATTCCAATCCCATCTATATTTAAAGCTATTTAAATTGCTACATATTAATTTGCTAGTAAAGGGTTCATTCCCAAATAAACATATAGCGCCATTATCTTTTATTAATTTATTTAATCTTTCCCACATTTCATCTAAAGGTATAATAGAATCCCATTTACAAGCAGTAGTTCCATATGGTGGGTCGCATATTACTGCGTCCACCTTTACTCCCTGTTCAATTAGTTTATCCATAACTGCCAAGCAGTCACCATTATATAATTTATATTTCTCATTATTATTCATTTAAATTAAACCCCTATATTATTCTATTGGTTCTAATAGTTCAGTATACCATGTCCAAAATTTATTATCTACCTCTAACTCATATTCAGGTATATCTGGATGCCACCATTCTTTTTCAGGTACTACTCTTGCTATTTTAGTTTTATATCCTCCGTATTTAAACATTTCACATACGATATCTACATCATCTCTTAATCTTACTAATTCCTCAACTGGTACTATTCGTACTTCTTGTCCTTCTTTAAATAATTCTCCTTTATACATACTTTTTATTCCTCCTTATCTAAAAATTTAATAACACCTTCTGAAACTAATTGTGGTAATGACCTTACCGCCAATCTTAAAATACAATGTTTACATTCTATATTATTGTTATATTCACATAATACATCTGCACAACATATTGTATTTTCACCCCATAATTTGTCTGGGTATACTATTGCCCATTCGCCTTGAAGATTTATAATCATATAATCAACTCCTTAAATATATTGCCATCTGTGTTTAGCTTGGTCATAGTTTTGTATTAGCAATGTCTTAATTTGTAATTGATTACGTCTAGCAAAGTTTAGCATACATTTATTACAATTATTTATATGCTTGCAATTAACTTGTGAACAACCTAAATACATATGGCTTTCTGTATTAAGTTCTATTGGATATTTTGGGTATACATAAGTATCTTTTCCAACTTCTACTCTTTGCATATATTTCATATATACCACCTCCTTATATTATATTAAATAACCTTCTATGCGCCTCATACAAAGGTTTTATTCCTTTGTATGAGTTTTTATATTATATTATTTACGAATACTGTCTAGCACGTTTTGTCCATCTTGTGTTAAACCTATTCTCCAATATTTATAATCAGGTGCAGTTCTATCTAATTTGATTAACCCTTTACGTTCTAAACTTGCTACTAATAATTTGAATTGATTTTCGCTTAGTTGTGTATTTTCAAATACGTCTAAATAATTGATAACGTAATCTGCTAATGTTGAACTTTCTATTACATTAGGGCATCTTTCAAATTCTATAGCTTCTAAAAATAATATTTTTCTCATTGTACTTACCGCCTTTTACTTGTATTATTTTATATTTAATTCTTCACAAACTTCATCTGATAATGGAATAACTCGTATTTCTTTTTCTTCTACATCATATGTTACCGTAAATAGTGTTTCCTCAGTAACACCTAACATAGTTCTTATATCTTTAGGTATACAAATTCTACCTAATCTATCTACCTGTCTGATGTTTGATATTCTTCTACTCATATCTGTCCTCCTTAAAATATTTTATTTCTATAATAACTTCTAATACTAACAGTACTATTAATACTCCTATTACAACTAACATCTTTTTAACCCTTCTAATAATTCGCCAAATGTCATTGTTGGGTTTATTGTTGCTATTATTCTAAGTAATGTTATATTATTCATAATTACACCTCCTTATTTGAGTCTAATAATATTCTTGGGTCTATTTCTCCGATGTCTTTTTTAAGTACTATTCTTAATGGCAGTATTTCATGTGCATTATAGATATATTTACAAGTTTGTATCTCTTTTGTATCATGTACACCTAGCACTTTTAGAATGATGTTTTGTGTAAGACAATTATCTATTTTATGACGCTTAGGAGTTGTAAATATACAACCTAAATTTATTAGCTCGCCATAAACTTGATATTTACTTGTTATTTCTCTTGATATTCTTTTGTTTTGAGAAATAATATAAAAAGGTATTCCTTCAATGTTATATGCCATATCTATTCACCCCTAATTATATATTCTGTTGAGTTCTATTTATAGTTGAAACTCAGTAGCAACTTATATATTATATACAATTTTTACTATTTATTGTTAACTGGATTTGTTTCTAATATTAAACGATGTCCACCGCATTGTTTATGATAATAGTAATGATGTAATACATTATAGATATAGTTTTTACTTGGATTGTTTACATATTCAATTACTTTATCACAATCTACACATACAAGTCTATGAGATATAAGACCTTTTTCCCACATTACATCTTTATAATGTACTATCTTATCTCTAGTTGTTGGGCTACACCCATATTTAATACAATTAGCTTGCCATTTAGGTCCATGCATATTAGATTCTTCAGTTTCTAAATCTGTTATAGCATGACATATTTCATGTATTATAGTATCTATTTTTAAATTATTGTCAGGTTCATATTTTATATAATTTGAATTAAATTCAATACATCTTATATGGCGTTTTCCATATTTAGCAGTCTGACAACATCTACCTAATGAAGTTCTAAGTCTAGAATTGAATGTTACTTTAAAATATCCCTCATGTATTTCGTCTAATAATAATTTTTGATGTTTCTTCGATAATACATCATTTAATACTATACTTACAACCTCTTTAACTTTATCTAGACTGTTTACATTTTGTGGATATATTGAATATTCAGGTTTATTTTTATACTGACTTAATTCAGTTTCTGCAGGTGTATCAACTACAGGTTGTAATGCAAATAAAGTATCTACTATATTTTCAATAGCTTGTTCTTTAGTTTTATTTGGATTATCTATACCTAAATATTCAAAACCTAAATCTGTTAATTTCCAATGCCAATCTGTATATTTTTTACCTGTGAAATATCCTTCTTGAACTGTTTTTTCTTGTTCTACTTTTACTAATAAACCTTTTTGTACAAGAGCATCAAATGTTCTATCGAACCAATTAGCTCCTACTATTTTATTTAAAGCTGTCATATCAACATATGCTGTATCTACCCATACAGGTTGATAATCATGTTTTGCAAGTAATTCGTTGTATCTTTTTAGTACTTGTTCTTGTTTTTCTGTTAAATTAATATTTTCTAACATTTTGTATTCCCCTTTTCTTATCATTTATTTTATACTTTAATTATATACTTTTATATGTAATAAGTCAAGTGTTTTGCATAAATTTATTAAAAAATTTTTCAATAAAAAAAATACTTCCTATAATAAGAAGTATTTAATATAATATATGAATGATATTAATTGCCGAATTCACGTTCAAAGCATTCTTTATGAACTAATACAGAATGCATTACAGTGCAACCATCTTCGGTTTCTACTTTATACTCATCTAATCTAATACAGTTATCATAAGAAACTGAACAGCCACATATTGGACATATGCCGTCTTGTTGTGTATTTTGTTGAGTATTCTCTTGTGTTGATTGATTATTATGTTTAGGTTCTTCTGAACTTTCTGAATTACGTTTAACTTTGTCTACGCCTTTTGTAGATTTTTTATTTTGTTGTTGATTATTTACTCTATTACTGTTATGTTTGCTTTCTGTCTGTTGCTTGTCGTTTATTTTTGTAGGTTGAGTTGTATTAGTATTTGCTTTTGGTTTCTCAACTTCTTTTTGTTGTTCTATCTGTTGCTCTTCTTTAAAATAACCGCCTTGTTCATAATCACTTACAGTTGACTCTCCTGCGTTTGTACAACCTGTTATTGATATTGTTACACCTGCTAAAATTGCTATTAATGATTTATTCATTACGTTCACTCCTTTTATAATATATTAAAAGAGGCATTTATTGACCGCCTCTAAGTCATTTTGTGATTTAAAATTTATACTTATTTTTGTAAAATTTCTTGTATTTCTTCTTCATCTAATATATCAAGTGCTAATTCTACTAATATTTGACAAACATATTCATTGTGTAATTCTACATATCTATTATATACATCTACTGCATATTGTGCTTGTTCGCCTTCAGTTATTACACTATGTTCATTTTCTAACTCACATATATCTGTTATTGCATCATGAACTTTTAAAGTTTTTAAGAATACATTTATTTGCATTTGTTCTAATGCTTTATCGTGTAAATAAGCTGTTCTTTGTTTTGGTGAAATAAATAATGTTTTTGCTAATACTTCGTCTATACCACCTTTTAGTATTTCATCTACTTTATCCTCTGCGGCTCCTATTATTTCCTCGCATTGGTCTTGAGTTAATTCTAATTCTTTAACTTCTATCATTTCATTACCTCCTAGGTTTTATTTTTTATTTGTATATATTATATACTTTTTTATATAATTTATGTTAACTTATTTATAAGAACTTTTTAAAAATGTTTTAGTCATTCCAGCTAAAGTTTCAGATTTTGGAGTTGATTTATATTCTCTCTCAACTAACCATAAAACACAATAATTTGCTAAGTCTAATATTGTATCGTCTAATTTCTCGTCTTTTACTTCTCCACATTCGCCTTTATTTGACAATGATAATATTCTATTGTATTTGTCAGTAATTCTAGTTAAGAATGATACATCTCCGAATTTATTATATGTGTCGCCAACTGAGTCTCCATAGTCAACATTTTTAGCTTCATATGTTTTACTCATTTGTGATATTATTGAATTGTATAACTCTTTTTTCATAAATTAATCCTCCATGCCTTTAATTTGCATTCTATAATATATTTTCGTCTTTTTGCATATCATTTATTTTGATTAGAAGTGTTTTATCTTTATTTAGTAAATCTTTGTCATAAGCCATATATAGTATAGTTCCGCACTCAGTAAATATTTTATCAACACCTTCTTCTTCCATGTATTGTTTAACTGTGCTTATTTTAATTTGCAATTTAAGAGTTAAATCTTGTATATGTTGTGCAAGTACGCACATATCTGAAATATATTCTGTTCTGTCTTCAACTGATAAATCAACTAATTTTGATGTATTCATTATTTAGTTACCTCCTTTTTAGATAAATGATAACAACCTGCTACTGTGTACGCCATTATAACTCCACTAACAGGTAAACTTAAACCTGCTATTGCTAGCATAGCTCCAACTCCACCTATTGTTATTACATTCGCACTCATTGTGTTTTTATTCATGCTTTTTGACCTCCTTATTATTTAATTTGTATCTAGGGCAATTTTTATTGCTCTCTGGACAATAACCTAATTTTTTACATTGAGGAACTAAATATGGTTTATATCTAGGTTCAACTTCAACTACCTGGTCGACCATTTGTTTTATTATAGTTCTAATTGGTAATTCAGCTCTAGTACATAATCTAAGGTTTGCTAAATGTATTAAAGACTCTATATTACAAGCTATACTGCACTCAGTAGCAACACCTATTGGCAGTATAGTTCTAGCTATTTCGTTAGCTTTTTCTCCAGTTATGCCTGCGTCTTGTAAATAGGTTTGTATATAGTTATATTGTGCATTTACAATATTTTCTTGGTCTTGTATTGTTTTTACCATGTATTCATTTTGTAATAGTTCAGGTGCCACATATATATTAACTTTGCCGTCTTTATTACAATATCTTAAACTTTGTACATTAGGAACAAATCCTGTATAATGTCTAACTAATTGGTCGACTGCACTTCTAGGTACTGTTTTTAGTTCAAATACAAAGAATAAATGTCTTGAACCTGACATATGACCACTTTTTAAACAATGTTCGCCAACTTTTTCTGCTCTATCTAATGGTGTATTGTAGCATACAGCTGCGAATTCTCCATGTTTCTTTATAAAACTTTTAACCTCTTCGCCATTAACTAACTTTACTTTGAAATCTTGTAATGTAAACATATTATACCTCCTTAACTGGTATATCTTTTATTAAGTCGATAGCTCTATTGATATATTCAATAACAGTATCAACATCTTTTAATTCTGATTTTGCTATTTCTTGTTTTAATAAGCCTTTTCTGACTTGTTCTAAGGTTCTGTAGTAACCTAAATCTTTATAAGTAGGTGTACCTACTTTTGATGTATAATGTTGTCTTAAAATATAAGTACCTATAGAGTCAACTAATATTTCATACTCTTTATTTATTTTCATTGTTGAATTCCTCCTTTATAATCCAATCCTCTGGCACTTCTTCTTGAGTGCAATCTCCTAATATTTCATATATAGGACAATTTCCAAATTCTCGCATAATATCGCATTCCTTACTTGATATAGATTCACAAGTTTCCTTAATTAATTTAAGTGCTTTTACTAATTCAACGAGATTATTATCCATTTTTTTAACCTCCTTATTTTTTATTGTTATATGTTATATACAAAACCTGCTAATTAATGTTAACTAGCAGGCGTTAATTTTAATTAGAATATAAAATATTTAAAATACAACATTGTAACCCAATTTCAGGTGAATATTTTCCAGTTTTGATTCCTGTATCATATTGCTGTATAAATCTGAGTGATGCAAGTAACCCACGTGGACTTACTCTAGTATTATTGAGTATTTTTTTCACTTGCCAATAAGGTAGACCTGTCTTTTCTGTAATATTTTGTTGACCCTTATGACCTACTACTAATATTGCTTTTGATATATTTTGATACAATAATGATAATATCCCAAGCGGATTTTGATTTTGAGATAATAAATAATCCATTACGTCTATTGCTCGAATATCTTTACTCAATACCATGTCGACTAAGTCAAATACAGTATAATTATATTTTACTGGCATCATATCAATTAGAGTATCTATTGTAAACTCTTTATAAACGCCAGCTTCTTTTAACCTTTTATATTTATCTATCTCGTTTATTATTGTAGTAAAATCATTATTACATGCGTCAACGAAATATTCTAATGTTTTTTTATTTGTTGTTAGATTATAATGTTGTATTTGATGTATAAGTTGAGTAGGAGTTAATTTATTGAATTCCACTACATAATTCTTCAATGTCTTATACCACGATGATTTTTTATTAGCATTTGTTATCTGAACTATTAAAGTTCCTAATTTTGCTTTCTCCAGTTGTTTAATATTTTCTTCTAGGTGTTTATTAGTTAAAAAATCTAAATCATCTCGAACAACATATACTTCTTTTGCTCCTTTATTAAATCCAAAACCTTTGGCAGTTAATTTACTTAATATTTCACTAACAGTATCTACTCTTTTATATTCTCCGAATTGTTTTAAATACACAGTTTGAAGTCCAATCTCATCTCCTACAAAGATATAGAAATTACCTATGCTATTAGTTCTTAATTGTTTATTAAGCTCAACTAATTCCATTTATCTTTTCCCCTTTCTATGAATTGCTTTTTTCTTAGATTTCTCAGCTTTTTCTTTTGCCATATGAATTCGTTGTTTAGATTCTATTTCCTTCATCATACCTTGAGTAAATCTGTCCTCAAATAACTTTCTAAATTTTCTTGGCATTACATTTTCCAAGTCGTCTTTTTGTACTTGATATAAAGTGTCATATCTTTTATTAGCAAACATTCTGACCCATTTTTCAGTACTTTGCCAGTCGAAACACATTTTACAACTATGAACATATGCAAGTGCTGTTTCTAATATTTGTTGTTCAGTTGTTATTTTAAGCATAATATTCACCTCTTCTTAATCTACAATCTAATACCCATATATCAAATGCCATTTCTTTATTAGCTCCGTTTACTCTACTCATGTGCAATGCTTTTATTGTACATTCAATAATATATAGTGCTTTTGGGTCATCTATATGTTTTCGACATATAAATAACATCATATTAAAAAACATATCTAAAGGGAATCCGTCTCCTTTTCCTGTAAAGTTAATTCTATTTTTTATTTTGAACGCATTACCTGTTGTAACCTTCATGATATTATTAAATACCATTTCAGCGAAATTATAACAATCTTTATAGCCAACTTCTAAATACAGTTTTACATCACCTGGAGTTGTTGCTATTTGACATATATTTGAAGTGTCTTCATTATCACTCATACCTAACACCTCTATAGCATATTTTTTTAAATCTTGGTATGAGTATCTATCTATTTCAAATATAGTTCCTCTTGATATTATAGTTTCTAATACTGAGTTTATGTCTGTTATTTCCATTGCGATATAGCAATTTTTAGGAGGCTCTTCAGTTATTTTTAGTAAAGCATTTTTAGCTCCTACTGACATTGTATCGCCTTCAGAAATTGCGAATAATGTGGGTTCTTCTAATGCGACTGAGTCTTGAATTAACTCTCTAATATTATCTATTTTATTACCTATATATTGAAGTCTCAATTTTTTCTCAGTTGCAATTCTTTTTATTAGTAAAGATTTCCCAGCACCTCTCGGTGCTGAGATTATTGATAAATGAGGCATGTTGGACATTCTTGCTAACATTTCTTTACAGTTGTTCATTCCAATTATTTGCATAAGTACAACATCTCGCTTTCTATGAAAATCTTTGGATTATGTTCATATCTGATTTTAAAATATAAACTATTATAGCTATCTAATATACTTAATAATTGTCCAGGTGTACTATGTTTGATTATATTAGTTACTCTAGCTTGACAAGATTGAGGTAAATTGTTACTGCTACTGCCCATTTGAAATTTTATTACATCAATTAATACTTTAATTGAGTCTTTAATGAATAGTTTCAAGTCTTTACCTTCTAAAAATATAGTGTCTATTGCTCCTAATATATTTTTAGGTTCTTTAGCTATTATGTTATCTAGTATTTCTAATATAAATTGAGTTGAAGTTAAACCTAAACATTTTATAACTGCATCAGATGTTATGTTTTGAGTAAAACCTAATACTGTATCAAGTTTTGTTATTGCATCTCGCATTCCACCCTCTGCAAGTTGTGCTATATATTGTAATGCTTCATCTGTATATTCAATTTGTTCAGTTCTAGTTTGATTTTCTTTTTTTATTATATATGTTAGTCTATTCATTATTCTTTGAGTTGGTATTCTCTTGAAGTCAAATCTTTGTACTCTTGATAATATTGTAGCAGGTATTTTTTGTGGGTCAGTTGTACATAAAATAAAAATTGTACCTTTTGGCGGTTCTTCTAATATTTTTAGTAGTGCATTGAATGCTCCTATACTTAGCATATGAACTTCGTCTATTATAAATACTTTATATGTTCCGTCAAGTGACTTCATTTTACAGTTGTCTATTAAGTTTCTTATATTATCAACACCGTTATTACTAGCTCCGTCTATTTCTATAATTCTACCTTCGCCTTTATTAATCTCATTGGCGAATATTCTAGCTGAGGTTGTTTTACCTGTTCCAGCACTTCCACAAAATAAATATGCTTGTTTAAATTCATTTGTATCTATTTGATTTTGAAGAACTATTTTTACATTATCTTGACATACTATATTTTCAAATTTTTTAGGTCTATATTTTGTTGCTAAATTCATTAATTTTCCCCTCCCTTTGTTTCTACTATATAAGTTGCTACTAAATCTGCTATATGAAGTAGAAATGCTAATTTATTTTCTTCAAATGTTGCGCCTAAATCATTCATTGTATTATATTGTCCTAAATCGTATGCTCCCATATGCCAAAATATAGCTTCTTTTTCATAATCTTTTAGTTTTATAAAATCTTGAAGTATTGATAAAGATTTAGCTCCATGTCCCATTCTAAAAGGTTCATTTTTCTTATAACCCGGTTGTTGTTCCCATTTTCCAGATTTGCTTCTTTGTGGAGGAACATTTACGATTGTTTCTTCATATACTCCAATTTTACATAAATCATGACCTAAGGCTGTTAATATTATGCTATCTTTAGGTATATCTACTTCATAGAATTTAACAAGTTCTCTCAACTCATATGCTACATTTAAAGTATGAAATACAAGTCCACCTGGATAACTTCCATGAAATCTTGTACTAGCAGGAGCAGAGAAAAAATCGGTAGTATCTAGCCAACTAATTAATTCCTCAACACCTGGTCTTTCTACTTGTCTCAATATTTTTATAAATTCCTCTCTGTTTTTCATTCTAGACATTTTGTTCCTCCTTTAAACTCAAATATTCTTTGTAGTCATCAATAGGTATTACTACACATTGGTCAATTAGATTTTGTGTACCAAAGTCAAATATTAATGCCCAATGATTTTTACCCATCTCAATACATTCTTTGATTAAATCTAATACCCATTCCTTTTTAATTGTGTGCGATATACTTTGTTTTGTTCTTGTTTTGCACTCAATTATTGTGTCATCTAAAAGTATATCTCCTTTCTTATGTTTTGCACCACTATTAGGTGTTAATGTTCCACCTAAATAATTTGCTACTTTTTGTTCTTGTAATTTACTGTAATGTCTTGTAGGTTTATTTTCCATTTCACTTACCTCCTTGTATAAGTTATATACATTTTATAGTAATTTATGTTAACTCCTTTCGGCATTTTTGTTTGAACTTACTAACTGTATTTGAGACATGACTTCTTGTGACTCCTAACTGGGATGCGATGTCTACTGGTCTAACTCCTTGCATATACTTTAACAGTATTAGTTTCTTAGTTCCTGTATAATTTTGTTCTATGAGTTGTATAGCGCTTTCTTTTAAGGTTTTTACTACACAATCTGTAGCAGTATCGTCTGAAGCTACTAATTTTTCTTGAAGTGGAACATTATCAGTATCTATTATAATTTGATTTAAACTAGATAGAGACCATGTACCTTGACCTGTTTCATATCGTGATGCATATATTTTTAGTTTTGATAAAGAACTCAATATTTGCCAATAACAATGAGTGAGAAATTTAGTGCCTTTTGATGCATCATAAGTTTCTATAGCTTGCATAACACCTAGCCATGCTGTTTGAAATGAGTCTTGAGGTAACTGTTTTACTCCATGCGTTCTGAGAATACTCCATATAAAAGCTTCTAGTTCAGGTGTTAATTGGTTTAAAAGGAGGCGTTTTTCAACGCCTTCAGAATGTTGTATTTTTATAACCAATTCTTGAATTAATTCAGAATTATTTGTTTTCATTGTACATCACCTTATTTAATCTACTTATAACATCTTCTTTGAATTCTTCATCATTTCTTAATTCGTCTAATAATTTAGCTTTACCTTGAAATTTTATTTCATTGTTTTCTGCGTCTAATTCAACATTACCTTCTTCATCTAAATAGTAATACCAACTTCCACCTTGTTTTAATATTCGATATTGTAATGCTACTGTAATTATGTCTGCTAATACATCAATGCCTTCCGTATAATTTAAAGTATAATAGCCAATTCTTCTATCAGGTTTACAAACCTTAGTTTTTGTAATTTCAATACCAACTCTATTACCTGCCGGATTTTCTGCTCTTGAAGTTAATTCTCCATTATTCATATCAAGTAATGTGTCTTTTCTAAATCTCAATCTTAATGAGCAAGCATGTTTCCACATTTTACCACCTGGAGTTGATACAGTATTATACATACTTGCTAAATCTTCTCTTATTTGATTAATTCCAATAAACGCACATTGATTTTGAGTTAAATGTGGAGTAACTTTACTACAAAATACTGTTAATGCTTGAGATATTCCTCCATATGATTTTTTATCCATGTCTTCATTGAATATATTTTGAGAAACTAACATTGGTATTGAGTCAAGCACACATAATCCAACATCTCCAGTTGCTATTAAATCAATTGCTATTTGTAATACTTGTTCTGCGGTTTGTTCTTGAGGTCTAACTAATATCATGGCTTCGGTGTCTACTCCTAATAGTTGTGCCCATTGTACATCAAGTGTTTGTTCGGCATCAATATATACAACTACTCTTGGACCTCGCTCTACATATTCCATTAAATCTGACATCAATTTATCTGCTTTCTTTTTAGAGTCTTTTGTGTCTTTTTCTTTAAGTTGTTCTATTTCGTCTAACACTTTTTCTCTATGTTGTTCAAATACTTCATTAAATTTCTTTTGTGCATTTGCACATATGTCTAATGCAGAAGTTGTTTTACCTCCACCTTCGCCACCGAAAAACTCAGTTATTTTACCAACTGGAATACCACCATAGGTCATCCAGTTAGCTGTAGGTGAACTAAATGGTATTTTTGCTACTTCTATTATATCTGTACCTTGATTGATTATTTGAGCTTTGAATTTTTTATTTATCTCAGCCATTTTTAAATCTATGTTTCTCATATAGCTACCTCCTTATAATTCTTTATATATGTTATATATAAAAAACCCTTGCAACTGTAAAGTTACAAGGGCTAAAATTATTATTGACCTGTTGAACCATAACCTCCTCTATTGGGATTATTTAATGAGTCAACTTCTTCAAAATCTACATTAGGATTAGATTTTTGTATTGTCATTTGTACTAGTCTATCGTGAACTTTTATGCTACCTGGTCTAGTTGCATAAAATACTGCTACCCATTCATCATCATCTCCACAATAGCTAGAGTCAATAAGACCTACACTATTTGTTAATATCAAACCTTTTTTAGCAAATGTACTACTTCTTGGAATTATATGAGCTTCATATCCTTTTCCTAACTCCATAGCAAAACCTAAGCTACATATTAAAACATCACCTCTTTTATATTTTATAGGACTATGTCCGCCTATCAATTCTACATTGTCAAATACACTTTCGTTAAAAGACTTTTGCAGTTTTTCACAACTAACCAATGAAATTTTATTAACAAAGCAGTCATACCAATTACCATTATTTTTAACAGGTAACTGAGCGCTTGGTCTTATTTTTCTTATTCTTACTTTTTTATTTGCCATCATTTACCTCCTATAAATCTCTAAAATTTATAATTACATTCAATCCATCGTCTATTGTAAAAGGAATATCATGATTCTTTAAATATTTAACTAAGTTAGCTAACTTTGGTGTATATTCATATTTAAAAAAGTTACTATCATTAAGTTCTAGTAATTGTGCATCTACGCCATGTTCAGCACCTTCTCTGTAAACATAATCTAAAGCGTCCATTCTAGAAGTAAATACACTATCCTCATAACTATCATCGGATACTTTAACTCTGACTATATATTTCATTTTTGCACCTCCTAAAATTTTAATAATTGTAATAATGTTAACCCATGTAATTGTCTATCTAATGTTTCTAATATTGAATACATAATTTTGCCTCCTATCTTATAATATTATTTCTAGTTATCTCCAATTCAGATGTTTTCCAGCTTTGAACTTTTTTCAGACTAGAATGTAATATAGTTGCTATTTCTATTTTACTTGCACATTCTTTGTATGCTCGTAACATTACATCTTCCACGAATTGCTCATTCATTGATTGATTTTGAGCTACTGAAGTTTTCTGAGAAACTGTTCCGTGTGTCTGTTGTACATAGGCATCATTGAATACAGTTCGTCTTTGCATTTTAGCCGCGTCTGATTTTACGCCTAATTCCGTTATTTTGCCAGTTACATCATATAATAATATTGGCAATATAGTTATATAATAATTAAGTTGTTGAGGAGGAATGTCCTCCCCATTACTTAATAATTCTTGTATTTCATTTATACATTTATCTAATTCTGAAGTATAATTTTTAGTAATGCTATTTACTGTATCAATTATGTCTAATGTATCTGCATCTAATTTTTGTATTAACGGTAGGCGCATTCTTTTCCACCCCATCTCAGATTATACATAAGGCTTGACATTACAGCGTCAAATTCTACTTTATTTATAGCACAATTTGTTCTTTTATATTCTAATGGTATTTCTCTTATTAATTCATGTTCTTCGCAATCTCTAATAGAAATTGACTTTTTACATCTTATGTCTAAGAATTCTCTACATACAACTGCAGGTATAAAAAATGCTCTTTGTTCTTCTCTAAATTCAACACATAACCCACCTAATATTCCGTCTATTTTTCCTAATTCTACTAATGCGTTTATTTGTCTTTTTGTTGTTTCCATATTTAAATATATAGATTTATCTTTTGTACTTTTTAACTCAAATAAATATTGGTATGGGTAGCGGTAATAAATAAAATCACATGGATTTCTAACACCTGAAAAACCATTAGTTGTATCATATAATCTAATACAGCTTAAACCTAAACTGTCTTTAAAATTTTGTTCCCATCTTTTTCCGTCATTCATATTATTCACCATCTTTTCTGCATTGATTTTGATAATCGCAATATTTACATTTATCTAATTCCCTAGGTGGAACCTCCTTATTCAATACGAAAGTATTAACATAATCAATTATGTTTTCTATTCTATTTTTCATCAATTCAGTTATTTCAACTAGATAACCTTTTTTAGTGCAGTTGTCTCTATCCTCATAAATAAATATTACTTTTGGTACACCTATTGTCATTGAGTAACAAGTTGCTTGTAATTTATGGTCTGCCCATGCGTCTGTATGACGATTAAATTTATGAGTTGACTCTGTTTTTATTTCTACTATATAATATTCACCATTATATTTTATTAACCCATCACACATAAATCTCATATTATATTTTTGCGAATATAATTTTGTTTCATTTCCGACCTTGCTTATTACTTCAGGGTCTTTTATTTTATTTTCTTTAAGGTATTTACCTACATCTAACCATTCACAATTAATATCATGTTTACTCATTTTCGCAATATAGTCTTGAATACGTTCATGTCGGTCGGTACCACTTTCACATATACCTATTAAGTTAACTCCTGCGTCTGTGTCGTCCGGTGCCACGCCAGTTAATTGATAATATAAACTTCTAGTACACCCACTTATACCTGAAGGTTTAAAAGATTGAGTAGGAGTTCTAACCGAACCCCTGTCTTCTTCCTCTATGGTATAAATTAGGTCTTCGATAAATTGTTCCGCAACTTTATTTTCTTGAGCTTGCTTTACCATTTTAGCAAGCGAACCTAACTTTGCCATTCTAATACCTCCTATTCATTATCTAATGTTGATAATAACATTTTGTCTTTATCAGATACAATTTTGATTAAATCTGAAGTTCCATATTCAATGTCGATAGTTGGAGAATCTACAGAAGAAACTAAATCGTATAAGAATTTAATATTTACTGGATAAACTATATCGGTATGAGTTGGACAATCTTTTGTAGCTATACTTTCTATTGAACCTCCTGTTGTTTGTAGAGTTATTAAATCACCTACAAATGCTACTTGTAAAGTATTCATATCATACACATCAACGAATAAACCTATTCTATCTAATGCTTTTAATAGTTCTTGTGTATCAACTGTGCATAAACTAGGTTGAGTTTCTTCTATCATTGGTAATATACTGTCTGGGTATTCTTCAACCCCTTCCATTAATGTCCCACTTATTACTATATTTTTACCTTCAAACATTATTGCATTATTACTATCATCTAAAATAATATTAACTTTTTCCTCGTCTAATGTAGGAATTAAATTTGCTAAAGAAGGTGGTATTAATACTTCTAGTCCTTCACATTCAAAATCTGATGCATTAACTTTTATTGCGTCTGCAGTTATTATATGATTGCTTCTAATTAAATACCCAAATAAACACCCGTCTGCCGCAGTTTGTGATTTAACATTTTTACCTACGTTTATTCCATGTTTCAAATTATAAGTAACACAATCTTCTATTTTTAATGCTCCGTTAGTTTCTATTTTATGGTCTGGGTATACTTCACCTTGAACTAACTCAACTTTATATGTTCCGTTACCTTTTACCTCTAAATAAGTTTCCTTATCTGTAAGAGTAACGGTTTCTGTTGTTGTTTTATTTATTAAGCTAACAAATTGGTCAGTTTTAATTATGAACTCAACAGGTTCTTCAGTTGTTTCGTTATCTTGAAATACAGTTATATGATTATCACCGTCAGTTGCATTTATTTTTAAACCTTCATTATCACATACTAATTGTATATAATTAGATATTTCTAATAATGGGTTGGGTTTTATTTTAGTAACATGACCTAACATATTTTTTAATTTACTTGTATTTATTTTCATAGAAAATACCTCCTCTAAAATAATCGTTTTTGAAATTTTGTACTACCTTTATACTCATAATTTTGTAGCCACTCAACTAATTCTAATGCTTCCCATCTACTTCTATAATGACAAGAAGTCATCATCAAGTCTAAGTCTAAACCTCGTTCTTCAACTTTGTCTTCAAATGCTTTTATCATTTCAGGTCCTAAATTTTTATAAAAATTTGGGTCATCTGTTTTCCTGTCAGACACTACAATATTGTTATCACCGAAATGTAATGTTCCCATACGAGCATGCACTAACCATGTAGTTGCATCAGCAGAAGTAAATGGATATTTTTCTAACATTAATTTTGAAGTCATTCCAAATGCATGCGTCTTTACGTTTGGGTTACTGGAATTTTTTATAATTCCAAATACCTGTGCAAACCATTTATCTTTATACTGAGTTACAACATCATTGGCAGGTGATATTCCAATATATTTTATTGGCTCACCGTCTTCATGTCTATATTCTAACATTCTTTTTAAATGTTTAAAGTCTTCTCCTTGATGAAATATAGACAATAATTTATCTCTATTTGCTACTTTGTCTTTCATATATAAATAATTTTGCCAACTCAATTCGGGCGCTTCTTTTAACTGTTGTATAGTCTTAGGTTTTTTATATTCACCTGGGATTGTATCAAGTTGTGCATATAATGTAAGATGTTCGTCTAACTCATTTATTCGAGCAATATATTCATCAACATTAACAGTTTTACCTTTTGTATGAGCAGTAAATGCACCTGAGTCTAAAAATAATTTTGAGTCAGTTTGACCTTCTGTAAGACCAATCCACCTATTAATACATCTAGACCCATCTAAGAATGAGTAAAGTCTATTAACATGAAGTTTTGATATAAATACGTCTGATGCTATTTGACCTTGTCCTGCGAAATACAAATCCATATCTTTTTTCCTCCTTTTTTATTTATGTATGTTATATATAAAAAATGAGTAAGGTTGTTAACCCTACTCATTATATTTTTTCTAATATTTTACTTCTTTATTATTGCCAGGTGTACATCTGAATACATTGAGTAAACCTTCGTTCTTGAATAATTTTACAGCTACAATATATCCAAGTACCATACTTACAAATTCGCCAAATGCTCCAACAGCAAATTGATACCAAAATGGTAAACCAAAGAAAAACCATAATTCCCAAGCAATTACACTTGTACCTAATGTTGCTATTGGAATTCCATACCACATTCTTTTACCTTTCCACATTAGAACACCTACAAGGAATGTAGAAGCTGAACCTATAAATACGTCCATAACTCCAAATGTAAAGAAGTTACTCAATGCACAACCTAATGTAATTCCTATTATATATATTGGGTCTATAAACATTAAGAAATTTAACATTTCAGATAATCTGAATTCAACCGGTCCGAATACAAAAGGTTTACATACCATTGTTATTACAAAATAAAGTGCGGCTACTATACTTATTCTACACATTGATTTTACTGAAACTCTCATTATTTAGTACCTCCTATTTTAGACCATTTTTCTCCGACTAAATCGAATGTATCTGTAATATCTCGATTTAAGTCATCAATTATTCTTACTCTAGGATTTGCTAATAATTCTTGAAACTCAGTAGAATTATAAAACTGTTGTACTAATTTTTCATCTCGCTCAAATTTTGTTGTATTAGGAGTAAATACGTTAATACAAATTTTGTCGAAATATTTAAGACCTAACTCAACATCTTCCAAGAAAGACTCATATGTTTGACCTTTCCAACCGAATAATAAATTAGTTCTATTAAAATATTTACTAATACTTTGAGGACTTGCCACTCCCATGCCTTTATTCAGTAGAGCTTCACGATTAAATAAATTAAAAGTTTCTGTGCCTACTATAAACTCTAGATTTATGCCACTAAAAATTAATCTCATAAATTTTATAAATTTTCTGTGCATATAATGTCCTTCAAATATTACAGTTGATATTTTCTTTTCAGTTACTACTTTGTGAATATACTCAATAGTTTTACTATCTAATTCTGCGAAACTTCCACTACATATTACTTGTAACTTATTGTGTATGCCAGTAACTTTGTCTAATACCTTTGCATTAAGTTGATAGTCTGCTTCTGTATTTTTATCATGGTCAATACAATAATCGCAGAAATTACATTGAGCCCATTCACACCCAGTACCTCTTAATAATACAACTTCCATTTGTTCTTTGAAGTCATTTACAACTCCATATCTTTTCATTTCGTCCATTTTAGAACCTCCTGTTTTAATATTTTTTATAGTGGAGTAGGATTAGGAAAACTACTCCACATACTTATAATATACAATTTTTACAATATAATGTTAACTATTTTTTAGAATTCTTTTTAAATTCTATTGTGTATGAGTAATAAAAATCTATAGGTTTAAATAGCATTTTATGGTCATTAATTCCGTCTTTATTATACATATCATGATACGGACCTGATGCATTATCAAATTTTCTTCCTTCATGATAGCCAATATCCTCACATAGCCAACCTACATAAAAGCCACTCAAATTATATTGGCGAAGTGATTTTTCCAATATGCCTAATTGCCACTCTTTATTAAATAATGATAACTCAGTAACATTAATTGCATCTAGTTTTCCTTCATAAAATACTAATACTATATAAAATGGGTTCTTTTCTAATAGTTTATTCTTCCATATGAAGTTTATTAAATTTTTATCTCTACCTATTGCCGGTCTTGATAATCGGTCTGTGCTTTTGCAGTCATTTAGCCATGTTTGTAAAAAATTCATTATTAAATCATAGTCTTCATATGTTGCGTATCTCCAGGTTAAATTCTTTTGTGCTCTTTTTACCTTTTTTCTACTACTATGCCATTTACCACCTTGCAATTTAGATATGTCTTCTAAGTCGTACACAAAGTCACCTGCAGTTCTAGTTCTTTGTGTATCTTTATATTGAGTAATAAATTCTTTAGATTGTGCTGCAGGTACGAATGAAACTTTAACTGGCATAGGTATTGCTTTCATTTCTTTATACAACCTTTCATTACTACATAATGGGCAAATCATCTCTGCCTTTTTACTATATTTTCCAGTAATTGATATTAAAATTATGTCTCCAGTTTCTTTATAGTCTTTATTAATATAAAGTCTTCTTCTATCACTATCATAATAGCTAAATAGTTCTGCTATTGAAAATGAATAAAGCATATAAGGTTGTGCCTGTATTAACTCAGTAGCAATTTTTACATTTTCGGGGTTATACTTAAATCTAGTATAACCTTTTATTTCAGAATAATCGAATAACATTATTTATACCTCCTATATTTCTATTCCTTCACCATACCATCTCTCTGTTACTTCAATATCACATTTCATAGGTATTTTAAATTTTCCGTCTACAATGTGTACCATTATATATTCTAGTCTATCTCGAACTGCTTTCGCATTTTCTCTTGGACATATTCCTAATACTTCATCGTGAACTGGAATTATTAATTTATAACCAAGTTTGTTGAGTTCTTCATCATTAAAAATTTTTATCATAGTTAGCTTGGTCATGTCTGCGGCTGAACCTTGAATAATACTATTTACACATTGTCTTTTTGCGTCTTCTATAAAACCTCTATTATCTTTTATAGTATAACCTTCTTGTTCTGCTAGTTCTTTTACTTTTTGTTGCTGTTGTCTACCTCTAGCTCTATTTAGTAATGTGTAATATTTTCTGTACACTTCGTCTGGCACATAATCATCTTGAGGTATTAACTCAGTAGCATCAAATGCGAATGGGTCAAAATTGTCGCTGTACGATTTTATGCAAGGTTTTATTTCTATTGGAGGTAATTGCATATCAGACAGTCTTCTTTTTCTACCCCAAGCGGTTTCTACAAACCCATAGTCTCTTGCAAAGGTTTGAGCAAAATCTACAAATTCTTTTACTTTAGGAAACTCAGCATAAAAGTCATCAATTATCTTTTGTGCTTCTTGAGTTGATATTTTCATTTGCTCAGCTATACTTGGCACACCTCTACCGTACATAAGTCCAAGTAATACAGGTTTAACACTTGTACGTCTAGCTTTACCATCTGGATTTACAGTTCCGTCTGCACGAAACTCTTTACATTCATCATATGGCATTTTATATATTTTCGATGCTATTGTAGCATATAAATCTTTTCCTTCTAAATACGCCTGTAACATATGTGGGTCATCACTCATATGAGCTAGACATCTAGGTTCTTGTTGTGAAAAGTCTCCGCCTACTATTACCATGCCATCTCCTGCTATAAACATTTGTCTAATATCATGACCTGCGTCTATTACAGTTCCGTCACTTAATGTTGTTTTTTGTGAAGGTATATTTTGTAAATTTGGGTCACTACTACTAAATCTGCCTGTTTTTGCTCCATATTGATTAAAGTTAGCATGAAGTCTATTATCTCGTTTTGCAATATGTTGAGGTATTGCTTCTATATAGGTACTCAATAATTTGCTCATACTTCTATATTCTAATATGCTGTCTACTAATGGGTGATTAAATGATTTTAAAATAGCTTCACCTGTTCCTCTTGGTGATTTTTTGTCTGGACTTTCAAATTCTAATACATCATAAAATAAAATAGCCAACTGAGTAGGTGAACTTATACTTACTTTTCGTATGCCGTCTTTAAATAATTTATTATAAGCTGCTGGGTTTTTTATCATTAGTTTATCGAATTTATCATTCAATTTTTTTATTTCTAAATTGAATTTTACTTCTGCCGCATCTTTATGTTTTGTATATTGTGCCTTTAGTTTATCAGCTAAGTCTATGTCTATTTTAACGCCTGTACATTCCATTTCGAATACTACTTGTATTAGTGGCATTTCTATATTTCGAAATACTTCTGCGACTCTCTCTAAACCTTTTTCCTTGCAGTATTTTCCGTTAATATCAATAAAATTATACTGGAATTGATATAGTTCATAAGTCATTATTGGGTCAAATGATGCATACATATAAGCAACATCTGGCGGTACTTTATTAAATTCAATACCTTTAAATAACGAGTTAAAAGATGCAACTTTACTATTTTCATCTGCATTATCTACATATTTTTTATATAATACTTTTAGTTTATGCGGTTCATTTTCATTTAAAAGTTGTGAACCTATTTGCGTATCCCAGTATGGAATTATTTTAATTCCAAGCATCCACCAAAGAATATGCATATCAAATTTAGCATTATGCAGTACATATTTTATATTCGATTTGTTCATTCGTTCAAATTGGTCTTTCATAAATTCTTTTGATACATTTGTTTTTAATTCTATACCTGTCATGAAACTTTCATGTCGTACTGGAATATATACTCCTTTTTGTCCAGGTGTATATAAGCATACGCCTGCTATTTTTCCGTCTATTCTATCTAAGCCATTTGTTTCTGTATCAACTGCTATTATGCCATTTGTAATAGCACAGTCTATATATTCTCTAATTTTGTTCTCATTGTCTAATAATTCTAGTCTATCTAATTTATCTGCGAATACTTCTTTAGACATTTCTTTTGCAAGTTGTACTTTTCCACTAATACTTTTCGGTACTACTTTAGCAACTTGTTTTTTACTTGATTTTTTACTCAACATTTCAAGTGCTTTCTTTTGTGCTTCTTGTGTTTTTCTAGCACTAACATTACAGAACATGTCGCCAATTCTTCCCATAATTATACCTCCTTATAAAATAACCACCCCTTATTTGAGGTGGTTATCATTTTAAAATACTGCGTCAACACTTAAATCTATATTTTCTATTTTTGCTCGTTCTTCTAATCTGTCTCTATATACTTTCATAATTACCAATTGTGTGTGTAATAATTCATATGGACAATTTGGCGTAAATTCTAAAGTACCTTTTCTGTATTTTTCTAGCATTTTTTCTAAACCAGCTATTCTATTATTTAGTTGATGATATTCTGCTAAAAATCTTTCCATATAATTTCCACTTAGCATTAAATCTATAGTATCTTTTAATTCCATATTATCACCTCCTAAAATACATCACTTGGTGCAGTAGTTCTAGTGCCACGTTCGGTATGATGCATTGGCTCAAATTGTTGTTCTTGCATTTGATGTTGTTGTGCTGCATGTTGAGGTGTATAAGTTCCTGCTATTATTTGATTCATTTCATCAATATTTGCTTTAATTATTAGACTTCCTTCAAGTTCTTGTTTTTGTGGCAAGTCTTCAAGTTTTACATCGTCTTTACCCATTGGCATAAATTCATATTGAGTTTTTTGGTCACCTTTTTTACCTCGTCTTATAACTTTAATTTTTACTGCTGACAAGTTGCCAAATTCGTTTAAGTAAGTTATAATTTTTGATACAAAACTCGAACCTCTCTCCCATATTTGAACTGAGTCTGGGTTATCTGATGCTACAAGTTGTAAAAATAATTTTTCTTTAGGTTTATTACCTGCTTTACATAAGGGGCAATCGTCTGGGTGAGATTCTCCATTTTCGTCTACTGAGTTACAACTAACATAACGTTTTTTACCGTCAATTTGTACTTCATGTACTAAAAAATAATCAATGTCTGAACCGTCAGGTTGATTATAAAGAAATCTAACTACTGCGCTATCTCCGTCATCTTTTAAACTGAAGTAACCTCCGTTACCTGAACTTTGATATTTACCTGCGTTTCCAATTCCTATTTTTGCCATTTTTGTGTTCCTCCTTGTTTTTAGTTTTTGTATAAGTGTATAAGTTTTTAAGCTAGGAGGATATATTTTATAACCCTCCCCCTATTGGGTTATGTATGTTATATATTTATTTTAGTAAATATTGTTAACTTTGTTTCTTACTTTTTTATTCGGTATAAATCTTGGATTTAATACCCATTTGCCCTCATCTGTTTGTATAATAATTTGTCTAATTTTTGCATTACTTCCTTCAGGTGGTCTTAATAATTTTTCTATTCTTTTAATAATTGAAGGTGAGAAATTCTTGCCATTAAATAATAACTTAGATACATTTCCTTTTTTAAATGAGTCTATTGTTAAAACACTTAATTCATTTTTACTTGCTACATTCATTATTTGTTGTTCTTCTTTGCGTAAAGATAACGTTAAATGTTGTTTAGGTGATGTCCAACCTGTTTTAATTTTAATAATAACAGCGTCAACATCTACGTCGCCCATTTTGACTATTTCTAATAAATCATCTAAAGTTACCTGTTGTTCTTCAAAATAAAACACTACTGTATAACCTCTCATATTACATTGCCCCTTTTGATAATTTTAATAAAGCAGTTTTTCTACATATTATATTGAAAACTGTATTATCTTTAACAATTCCCTTGTCGGGGTGGTAATAATTTATTAGTTGTCGTCTAAATTTTCTATATAATGCTTCGTTAATATAACCCACGCTCAAAATTCCTTGTATTTTTAAACCTACACCAAAACGCTTAATAAATGCGTCACTTGGTACTAATACTTTGCCACTACCAAATGGTACATAATCTTCTGTATGCTCTGCATTATATTCATTAATATATTTTTTAGCTTGTTGAAATAAAGACTCTATTAAATCCAGTCTCGCTAAATATACAACTTTTTGAGTAACAGTCTTTTTAGGTAGTTTTTTATTATTTCTTGCTTGTTGTCTTTTTACTGTATAATTATTAACCCCGTCAGATAATATAATATACCATACTTTGTTTTCTTTATAAGTATTTACGAAAGTAAATATTCCGAAATGAGTTGATATAACTGTACCAGGTTTTAATATGCTATTCCAGTCTATTCTGTTTTTCCATATATTGCCAGCTTTTGTATAAACTGGATATTGTTTACTTAAATCCTTTCTAGTTATATCAATCATTTTAGTTACCTCCCTAATTACTTATTTGTATATTATATATTTTTCTTACTAAATTTTGTTAACTAATATAATGCCCATATTATACAACTTATTACAAATATCGTTAAGATTATTATAATTGTATCAGGTGTTATCATACTATCACCTCTAATCGCATTTTGTCCAACCGCAATTATAACAATTAATACAGCCACCTGTATGACTTAATTCTGCACCACATTCGGGACATTTTGCAATTTCAATTTTTACCTCATTATCAATTTTAAGTTGAGTAATTTCAGGTTGATTAAGATAATTTATTTTAAATTGCTCGTGTAATTTTAACAACTCTCTACCTACTGCCTCTGCACAACTTCTGCCGTCACTAATACTTGCTTCAGTTGTTTTTCTACTTACAAATGAAGGACAAGCCACAACGGATTTTAGTTGGTCGACAATTTCTTCAACAGTTGCTCCTTTTTTACCTGCTAATGATATTAGTCTTGATAAACCTACCATATAACTATTACAACCGCCTTTACTTCCTTTGTTTAGGAATATATGGCATAATTGTCCAGTTTTCTTATGGAAATATACAGTCATCCATAAACTTCCACAACCTGTTTGCAGTTTACTGCCAAATGCAATACAATGATTTATGTCAGTGTCGATTGCATTTAATTGAGTAGGTTCAGGTTTTTCCTCTTTAGCTACTCCTTTTAAAATACCTTCTTTTTTACAGCCATCTCTGAATACAGTCAAGCCTTTACAACCTAATTCATGTGCGGCAACATATGCTTTAAATACGTCTTCAACTGGAGACTCTTTAGGTAAATTTAAAGTACTAGAAATACTAGCATCAATCCACACTTGCCAATCGGCTTGAGTTTTTACTCTACTCATAAAGTCTAGGTCTTTTGCTCCTATCAAATATGCCGGTTTATTATTTAGCATGTCGATATCGTCAGCTTCAATTGCTCGTTGCACAATATTTGAGTATTCTATATAAACCTTATCCTCAGCGTTTAATGATTTTGTTGTTCTTGCAAAACCGTTGACATCATATATAGGTTCGACTCCAGTTGATACACCGAACATAGTACCTATACTACCTGTTGGTGCTATTGTAAATAATTGACTATTTCTAAGACCATGTGCTTTTATTAAGTCAATAGTTTCTTCATATATTACACCTTCTTTTATTTTACTTTGTAAATAAAATGAGCTAAGTATATAGTCTGAATTATATGCTTCGAATGTACCTAATTCTTTTGCAAGTAAAGCTGACTCTTGAAGTCCGGCATTACATAATGCCATACCTATTGTTGCTATTAAATTAGAACATCTATCACTTCCATATGGTATTCTCATTTTGATAAGCATGTCGCCAAACCCCATAATGCCAAGACCTATTTGTCTCCATTTCGCAACTGAGTCTCTTTGTATTTGTAATGGGTGTAATGGTAACCCCTCGTCTAATACTTGATTTAATGCTCGTATTGCTACTTTTACAGCTTGTTTAAAACTAGGTATATCAAATGCAGGTCTCTTACCGAATGGGTCTTTTACAAATTCTGCTAAATTAAGTGAACCTAATAAACAACTACCTCCAGCTGGCAATGGCTCTTCTGCGCAGTTGTGAACTATTATATTATTAGCTATAAAATTGTGTACTCCTTTAACTGTCATGTCATACACATCAGCAGTACAATTTAATTTTGTAACTGATTTTACTATAAAGTTTTTACCTGTATTAACATGATTAACACTATTAGTTTTTTTAGTTTTAGCTTTGACTGCTTTAGCTATAAATTGACCAGTTGCTAAATCTTTGTCGGCGTAACACTTATGACCTAAATTAGTATGTCTACTATGTTTATCATGTTCTAGTACTTCTAAATTACTGTATACATTATTTAAGTGGTTTGCATCTTTATGATGTATGTCTTTATTCTTAATATCAAATCCCATTTGTTCCATTATAAATCTATGATGTTTATAGTATTTTGCATCAGATGATAGTTTAACAACTTCGTCTATTTCATTACCTTTGCTAAAACCTAACCCATTTAATTTATCTTTAGGTTGTAAATCTACTGCTTTTACCCAGCCTCTATTTCTAGTAAATATTTTATGGTCAGGTGTACAAATTAGTTTTCCTCTATTAAAATCAATTTCAACTAATTCTGCATTTTCTCTAGTTTTCCATACTTTACTTGCTTGCTTGATAATTAATTTACCTTCATCATTCATACAGTAAACATATGGTTGAGTTCCTACTAAATCTTTTATAGATTTAGCACCTTCTATAGTTTGTATTAGTGTATCACCTACTAAACACGGGTTAACTCCTGCAAACTCAAACTTGCCATTCTTTATATACTCAGATAATAATGTTTCTTTATTAATATTATCCCAAAATAACATTCCAGGTTCTCCCCAGTTCCAGTTATTTTCAGCTAATTTATACATTAATTTATTTGCATTATCGTCTCCATCTATTACTCTATTCATAAATGATTCATCTGTTCTTACTGAGATATTACATTCTTCTAATTTTTTATTTTGAGTTTTTGCGTTTATAAAATCTTCAATTTCCGCATGGTTTACGTCCATACTTATCATTAATGCTCCACGTCTACCTTTTTGTCCTATAGTTTGTGAAGTATTATTGAATGTTTCCATAAATGAAACTGCTCCAGTTGTTGTCAATGCGGCATTATTAACTGGTGAACCTTTGGGTCTTAGTTGTGATATATCAATACCACAACCTCCACCGTATGAAAATGTTCTTGCCAAGTATTTATTAGTGTCGTATATTTCTTCTATACTGTCACCTACTGGAGGTAATACATAACAATTACTATAAGTTACTTTTCTGTCAGTAATTCCTCTTGATGCTAATATTCTACCTCCGAATATAAATTTTTTACTTAATATTAAATCTTTGACAGCATCATCTCCATTTGATACTCTATCAAGCCATTGGTCGAATGTCTCGTCTCCATTTTGATATTTTCTAGTCCAAATATCTTGACCTAACTGCGTGTCTAGCCAATTTTTTAATTCCATGTTCATTCCTCCTTATACTGCTTTTAAATCTATTAATTTTTCTTGTAACGCCTTAACTACTACATTAGCGCCTGCTCTTGAAATACCTATTTGAGAAGCTACTGCAGATTTGGTTGGTTTACAACCTTCAACTAAAGCGTCGCAGAATTTTCTTTGATTATCATTCATCTCGATTGAGTCTAAATAATATTTCAACTCAACTTCCTCAAAGTCTTCTGAGTCTGTTTGACCCATGCAACTATGTTTGTCTTCACTTCCTTCGTCGTCATCTCCAACAAAGTAATCTGAAAATAATTGTGTATGTGTACATTGATTTAATACTCTCTTTTGCATTTTTTCTGCTTGAGTTAAATGTCTTAACTCATTATAAATATATGTGCATATTAGACTTGTTAGTTTAGCATTACTTCCTATTTCGTAATTTTCTAAACCTTTCCAGATTTGTTCCAAAATAACAGATTCTTTAGTAGCTTCATCAACACCTAAGAATTTGTTTGCTATTGAACTGAATTGAGCGTAACCTGTTTCATATACGAATGCTATTATAACGTCTTTGTTACCTGTATGATATTCATTGATTAATTCTTCTACAGATTTCTTACCTGTGAAATTATTCATTACATTTAAAAATATATTTTGTTTCATAATATTAAACCCCCATCGTTTTATTTATTTATTTTATTTGTTTTACTTTATACTTATATTATATACTAAAGTATGTAATTTGTAAATAGTTTTGAGTAAATTTTATAAAATATTTTTTAAAGGTAGGCTAAGTACTTCTGAACCTAAATCGTTAATGTCTCTTGTATCGTTATAATTATATTGTAGAACTTTTAGCAATTTTGTGTTATTCAATTTTTGAATAATTTTAGCAGTTCCCTCTCTGCCTGCTTCATCATTATCTAATGCTATTACATATTCTCTAGCTGGCAATTTTTTTAATAACTCATACTGTTTACCTCCACCTGTACCTAATAATGCTACTGCAGGTATTCCTAATTGCCATAATGTTAATGCATTGAATATTGACTCTACTATCCATACTATTTTACAATTTTCGATAATACATTCATATCCACCAAATAGAAAATCGGTTTTCTTTATGCCAGGTGGTATTTTATAAAATTTACTATTTATATTTCTTGTTTGAATAAATTTCACATCACCTTTTAAATCTTTTACTGGTAATGTTATTAGCATTTCAGTTGGACTACACCCTATACTAAATTTAGTACAAATTTCTTTGTCTATGCCTCTGTCAGCTAAATACTTACAATAATAATCGTAATTATTTAATACTGAATTCGGAATTGTTGGATACGTGCTAATCGTGTTAGTTCTATTTATATTCAAATCTAATGTTCTAGTTGTTTCTGTCAAAGTAGTTCTATATTTTGATTTTAACCAATTATTGCCATATAACCCACCGTCTTGATAACCGAAACAAAATGAAATAAAATTTGCTAAATCTGAAGTATAGCCACAGGTGAAACAATGTACTGTACCTGCCGGTGTTAATTTTCCATTTTCATATGAATTTACTAATGAAACTCCACAACTTGGCTTGCGTTCTTGTCCAGACTTATGAGACGGACATGATATCATAATATTATCATTCACAGGTTTTATTGAATGCAATAATTGAATTCCATTTACATTCAAGTCTTGTTGTAAATCGGTTAATAATGTCATTCCGTCAACATCAACCGATAATCCGTTTACTGTAAACATTTGTAAAACCTCCTCTCCATGTTTATATATTATATACAAATTTTATAAATTTTGTTAACATAAAAAGACTCCAACTTTTTGAGTTGAAGTCTTTTGCGGTTATTATTCATAAAATATATTATAAGGAGAAAAGTGTAATGGGAATTACTTTTCTTACTTATATTATATACAATTTCATAAAATTTATGTTAACTAATTTTTAAAAAACGTCTACTGGATTTGGCATACCTTGTGGAATATCATTTCTATTATTTTTAAAAGGCAACTCAGTTTCTTTTTGCGAACCTTCCTCAGAAACAAATCTAAAAGTACCTAAATCTATATCCCAACTGTATATAAATTTTTTATTGTTTTCGCCATATCTATTTTTAGTAACTAATAGCGATAACCCTAATTTTGTTTGAACTAATGAAATTACTCTACTACTATTTTGACCTATTGCATCAGCTTCACCAATATCTGCTAGCTCGGGATTTTCAGGTTCTTCTGAACTTGTTTTATTTCTATTAGCTTGTGCATCAGCTAATATAGGTTTACCTAGTTCTTCTGACAATCTAAATAAGTCCATTGTAATATTAGCAAGTTGTAATCTCCTATTCTCACCTCGTCTTTCATCGTCCATTAATGATAACTGGTCTATTCCTATAATGTCAGGTTGATATTTTTTACATAATGCTTTTAACATGCTTACTGTCATATATTTGCCGCCTAAGTCTTTTGGAGTTACTACAATAAAAGGTTCTAGCTCTTTAGCTCTTTTCTGTAAATCGTTTTCGTAATTGGCAAATTCTAAATCTGAAATAGTACCTCTTGTTAATTGTCTATTACTATAATTCATGGCTAAAGTGTCATGTCTATAACCTACTTGCATAGCACTCATCTCACCTGAGTATAATAATACTCTTTTATGTTGACTATGTGCTGAAGTCAAAAATTTTTGTAATAACCATGATTTACCTTGATTAACCCTACCTACTATGGTTACAAATTCCTCACCTGGTAACCAACCTCCAAGTACGTCGTCTAATTCTTTTAAGCCAGTTGAAATTCCCAATAGACCGTCTATACGCTTCTTACTATTAATTTCTTCTAGTTTTTGATTAACAATATTATTAATGTCCGTTCCATGTGTGATAGAGTTGCTGACGAGCAATTTCTCTCCTTTTGCTAATATATTTCTAAGCCCTTCAAAAGCATTTTGTTTTAATAGTTCAACTGACTCATTAAATAGTTTGGCAGATTGTCTAAATACATAATCTTCTCTTAAATTCTCCAATAAATATTTAGGCGGTTCTAATACATCAATTAAATCGAACTCAGTAAAAGTTGCTAAAAAAGTAGCTTGGTCTGGAACTTTGCCGTATTTCTTATAATGGTCTAATATATAATTCCACTCTTTTATATAATTAGGAAAAAAGTCTTCGTTAATACCTTCCTCTAAGTATGTTTCTATGTTATTTTCGGCTAATATATTATTGATACATTGTAATTCAATCATATTCTGACCTCCTTTGGAGTACGTTGTGGAGGGTTATTAAATTCTACTATTGTAGAAGTTTCTAATATTCTACTTGCAAGTCTACCTCCAACATTATTTACGAATTCATCGTCAATTACGTTTGATGTGAATATATTACATTTATTAGAACTTATTCTGCTATTTATAAGTGGAAATAGTATTGAATGGTCATAGTCACTCAACTTTGTACAACCTATATCGTCCCACACTACTATGTCTACGCTAGGTAATAGTTCTTCAATTTGTAATAGTCGGTCATTTCGTTTTGAAATAGCGGATTTCTTCTGCATTAGAAAATCATCAACATTTACAAATAAACCTCTGCACTGCGTTCCATTATTATGCCATACTCTGCTAAAATAACTAGACATTAATTTTATGCTCCAAGTTGTCTTGCCGTTACCATAATATTTACTATATATAAATAAATTATTTCCTCCAGTTACAAAATCTAAAATATTTGCTTTTAAGTTAGCTAAGTATTGATATTTTTCTATGTCTGCTCCTGCGCTCAACTTTTGATTTTGTGGGTACTGTAACTGTTCAGGTATATTAGCAAGATTTACTAAATAATAATATTGACAATATAAAGGACACCCGCAATTACATATATCACTCTTATAATTATTACATACTGTTTTGAACCAGCATTTAGTTTGCTCAAATTTAAATTCTTTTACATCATACATTGTAAAACCTCCTCTTATATTTTATATATAAAAAGTAACATATTTTGTTAATATAAAAAAATAACCCTAAAGTGTTTACCAGACACTAAAGGGTTGAAAATGATTTAGATAATACTATTAATGAATTGTATGTATTATATACAATTAATACATATTAATGTTAACTATAAATGTATATTACTTTCTATAAAGTTCTTTATTAATTAATGGTCTTACAGGTTTTAGAGGTTGTAAATCTTTTAATATTTTATCTAATCCCTTTGAAGTAAAATGTATATCTTTATGTCTTACTATAAAGATATATCTACAATCATAATTTGTTATTTCTCCATTATATTCTACTACCCAATCATTATCAAATAAATATTGTTTTATATCTTTACGTCTTAAACCAGTAGCACTGCAAACATCGTTTATAGTATCGCCTTTTATTTTATAATTTAATAATTTGTTTATTTTTTGTTGGAGTTGTTCTAATTGTTGTGTAGTTGCTCCCTCGTCTATATAACCTCCAGTTCTTCTTATTTCTGGCAATACTTCATCCATGACCCATTCTTCAAATTTTTGTGCTGACGGTAATTTAGATTTTATAATCAATCTATAAACATCTCCCTCGGGTATAATATTTACCTCTAAAGTTTTTGTTTTATTTTGAGGGTGAGGTATACGGTGTTTTACAGTATACTTACAATGTTGTGATATTGCGTCATTTGGTCTTTTATACCCTAATGCTTTAGCTACATCACTCGCAACTACATATGGTTTACCATTAACCTCCATTCCTCTTATTTCTCCAAATTCTTCATTAATGAATAATTGTAATTTCTTCATCTTTTTACTCCTCCTTATAAATTAAATATATTTTTTGTTATGTATGTTATATATATATAATAATTTAACTAAAACGTTAACTAATATCAGTAATTCAAATAAAAAAATACTGAGTTGAAGGGGGAGTCCTCAACTCAGTATCCAAACAAATAAATAAAATAAAAGGGAGATTTACTTTATTACTATAAAGTATTTACATATATTATATACTAATATGATACAAAATTGTTAACTAATAAATTAAAAAAGTACCTAATAATTATTAGGTACTTAAAGTGGAAAGGGGAAATAATACAATGAAAGAAATAATTTGTATTAAGTAACTAAAATCATAAACTTTAATTACTTATATATTATATACTAATAACAGGTTTTAGTGTAAACCAAATTAGTAAAAAATTCTAAATATTAGTTGAGGTGCGTTAGCACAATAACTTCCGCAGCTTAGATTTTTTTTTATTTTTTTTTAACTTGTTTTATTTGTTTAACTAATTATATATAATATACTTTTTGCGACTGTTAATGTTAACCTTAAAATAGTTACAATATTGTAACTTTTTTGTTACAAAATACTCAACCCGTTGATATAACACGAGTTGAGCAATTTAGTAAAAATTATATTCTGCGATTAACAGTATTTATTTGGTTTACATTATTATTTTGATATGAAGTATGCTTACCTTTATAATTAGGAATATTAGCATCAAGGTTATGCAATATCCAGTCGGTATTAAGTTTAGAAAAATCGAATATGCCGTCATAGCCTAATTGTTTATATTTAATTAGCCATACATCTAGTTTTGCGGCAAGTGCGAGATTATTAAATTGATATTTTTCTTTTATTTTATTCAATGTCTTATTACAGTATATAACCTGAGTTCCTAACATTTTAGTGCTATAAATTTTTTCTGCCTTAAATATAAACCATTTTCTAATTTCAGTCATATTAGGTTCTTGTGCTAATTGAAGTTTGTGTTCGACTATTTTATATTCCTTTTCATT